TTTAAAGGAATCGAAGCAGCCATTGCTGCTGCACTATTATTTTCTGCCATTATTCTTTTTCGCTATTAGGTTTTTTGGGAGATGCCGAATCCTGTTTAGCTCCAGCACCGTCTTTTTTAGGTTTACCACCGGAGGGGCCAGAGCCCCCACCTTGCTCACCCGCTGCTTCTTGCTGCATCGAAGCAGTCTGGGCATTCATCTGGCTCTGCTCTGCATACTCTGACAATAGTTGAGAGACCATTAGGTACATAGAGTAGTCGGTAACTCTCAACTCACCCATGACTGCCATCTGCTGTTTCTCATCAGTCATAGCAAATAATTGCTGAGCAATCGCTTGACCTTTAGCAAGTACCGTACGATAGTCCGAATTATTATCGAATCTATCAACCACTTCCTTACCTGCAACAAACACCGCCTGATCAACTGCAAACTTGGTACGAACATCTGAAGTGGCCTTGAGAATAGCAGCTTTCTCTTGGGATTTCAACTCATCATCATACTTCATACCGAAAGCTTCGAACAGAGTTTCCGGGCTGCATTCCTGGGTAGCATGTAACTGCAGGAGCATCTGTCTAAGAGCATCATCATCAGTAAGTTTGAACGGAGTTAGAGTGACTTTACAGGTTTCAATACCTAGATACTTACTCACCCGGGTCATAACCCAATTCAATAGTTCTTCAATCTGACTTGTATAAGTATTCATGGTATTCTGCAGCAGCCTCAGGCCAACCGTAGAACTACTCCAATTAGTAACACCAGATAGAAGTTCTTTACTTACACCCAAACTAAGCAAGATACTCTCCTCAGCTTGGGCGATTTCCTGACTTACCAGTAAGTTTCTTCCTTCTCCACTGATAGCTTGATACCCAATAGGCACTGGGGCTACTAGAACATGGTTTCTATCTCGTTTATGTTTGATAAAAGCTTCGGTCATGTTGGATACGAAGTTCCTCATAGAGATAGAAACTACAGGATCACTATTACCAGTCTGCGGAGTAGGATACACAACCCTCATAGGATTCATGAAATCCGTAGAAATGCTTTCATTAGCCTTTCTCAGAGTGGCTTGGTAAAATACCAGCCCAAACAAACTAATCAGAGGGGGAACTGCTATACCATTGATCTGATGACCGGCACTGATATTTTTCAGATGGAAGATATTACCTCTATCAAATTTGAAGTCCTGGTTATTTTGAATTGCTTTAACCATGCTCCAAGGTATGCTATCTACAAATAATCTATCTCCGATCTGTACTCGTTTTTTGATATCGTTAGGGATTTTATAGAAGTATTCACTCTCACCCGTGATTGGGTTATGGTTAACTGCTATATTCGTAGGATCCCATTTGATGAGATTCATGTTCTCAATGGATAGGTCCTTTTTATCGGCCACTTTCAGCGGCCCTTTATAGTTACAAGCCGGGCATTCACCTTGAAATTCATAGTTTTTAAAGGTAACCCAATTACAGTTCTTAGCAAAGTACGAAGTATTGCAATGGGCGCACTCCAAGTTCCTGTGCACAGGAAAATAGATGCTTACAAAAACGTTACCTACAGTGTAATACTCAAACCCCACATCGTGTAGGGCCGGTTTCAGTCTAAAACTTTCGAATACAGCTTCGTATTTCTCTTTTATTTGCTGGCTAGTAGTATTTACAACGAAGTCCGTAATGGGATAAGTACTCAGTTTTCTGATAACTTCTGTCACTACTGGACTTTGAGTCGTGATATACCGGGACCACCTGATGACATCATGAAGGTTACGAGGTAGGAACTGATTCGCAACCGTGAAATATGGATTAGTTGTAGCTGCATAGGATCCTCCTGGAAGGGCAGAAGTGCCAGGAATTGGAGGAGGGTTAAAGCTATCGTACATTTATATAGTCCTTACGTAGAATATCGTTCCCTTATTTTAAGGGAAAGTGTGTAATTAGTCAATTTTTAACCTTTAAATTTGGTATAAGTATAGTATATAAAACTATATCTCTATAACATTTTCACGAAGGAAAATATTATGAGCATGCAACAACCGAAGGATCCCCAAATGGAATCTCAACGTCTAGACAATATCGAGCAAAGACTCGAAAAAGTTGAAAAACTGGTCGGCAAAACTCGGACTTTGGTCGGTATTGCCGTTGTAGCATACATTGCAGGTGCAGTCCTCGCCAAAAGGACACCTCCCAAGTACCTGATCATGGAGTCTCGCGGCTCTGAATCGTAATATAGGGCTTTAGCCCATAAGTCTTTTACAGGAATACGAATTATGGAAACCTTTCAAGCTCAGAAGAAAACTGCTCAACTCGAAGCAGAGGACCTTCTGAACCGTCTGCGTTATGGTAATACTCGTAATGGCTTTAAAAGAGATTTCCAGGACGTGCCATATGACGGTAACGACCGGCGTGCGGAAATTGACCGTCGTCGACTTGCGGCTGCTTCGTCAAGACCCGGCGTTGGGGTAGTAGTTTTAGGAGTCTTAGGAGCTCTCGCTACCGGCGCAGGATGCGCTATAGTGAGGGATAAGCTGTAGAAATTAAATATTACCTAATCAATTTGGTATAAATAAAGTGTAGAGAAATCTGTACCATACAGATCTCGACATTTCAACCCACCTCAACTAGGAGATTTACAATGGATACCAACAACAACGGCGTGGCACAAGATCCGGCACTGGCTGCAGCAGCTCGTGCAGAGAAGGCGGCAAAAATGAAAGGCATGGCCATCAGCAGCGGTAAAGCAATCGGCTTCATGGCAATCGGTGCCGCCCTGACGGTCGGCGTCGGCAAACTGCGCGGCAGCCGCAAGACTACCACCCAGATCGTCGAGGCAGCGCCGGCCGAAATGGCGTAAGCATTAAACGGGTAGAGGATCCTGGGAGGGTCCCTGCCCGCATTAAATAAGTAGTCACCCGTTTGGTATAAGTATAGTATAGAGAAACACACTTCCCTGTATGCTCTATACGTGCAGGTATTTCCCAATTAACCTAGGCTCAGGAGAACAAGAATGTCGAATACCAATCCTAACAAATCTGCTGGTTCCGAACCCGGCCTGTCGTCCTTGTCCCAATCGGATATCGACCGTATCGCAGGCGAAGCGGTCTCGGCTGCAAAGACGGCTGCAACCACAGCTGCAGCTGAAGAAGTCGCAAAGCGCATGGGCGACGTCGAGATCACGGCAGCAAAGGCAGCGGCAACCGCAGCAGCGGCGGCATCGGCCGAAGCGATCGCCCGTCAACAGAAGGCAAACAAGATGAAGGAATACGGCACCATCGCCGGCATCTCCCTCGGCACCTTCGCCCTCGGCACACTGGGTATGGCCGGGTACGACCGTTTCCGCAACCGCAACAATCCGGGTAATCATCACCAATAACCCGGAAGTACTCTGGAGCACGTACAAGTTATAGGAGAACACGTGCTCCAGTAGTAAGAACTAAAGTTCTCCTAAATCTGTTTTATCACAGAAAACCTGCGCAAACGGAAATACGATGGTAGAAGAAAAAGTAAGAAACTACAGGTCCCAAAAGGAGACCTTGGTTCAAAACCGGGAACCTGAAAGTCTTGCGGAGCTGTTTAATGAGGAAGGAGATGGGGAGGTCGATGAGAAGGAAGAGATGGTACGTTCAGCGTTCCGTCGTCAACTCGACCAACAACTTTCTCACGCTGCAGAATCCCACAAGATGAGCATGAAAGAGCGTCAGAGCGCAGTCATCGCAACGAAAGCAGCTACAATGTTCTTCGGGACTTGGGCTACTATCGGTGTTGCGATGTTGGCGAGATCGTGCATTAACTTCGACAAAGGTCCGAAGTTCAAAGTATAGTTAATATACTGAGTAGTCGGGGAATTCGACAGTGTCGGTTCCCTGGCATTTTTTTAGTTAAATGAGGCCATTTTGATAGACTTTACCTTTAGTAACCCTTTGATTCAAAAGTACTTCGAAGGCGACGACTCGTACATACCCAGTGCAGAGTTAGTGTACCTTCATGAGCATCCCCTTATCACTCAGTCTTTTTTAGTAGAGATGGAGACACTAATAAATAAGGCGTCTTTACATATACAAAAGAAAAATATAGTAGGAACTTTGGCTAATAAATTTATCAACTCTGCAATAAAACTAGGGGCAGAGTTGCCGACGGTAAGTCAACAAAACGCCCCTATTATATTATCTGAATTGAGAACCGTTTATAGCTTATGTAAATCTTTATTGAACCAGTGATACCGACACAATTTGGAAAAGTCCCGAGTTAGTGTCCGAAGCATCACTACCCATTCTTTCTATAATAATGTTTAGAAATTCACGGTTAACAGACCAAACACCATTTACGAAGGTGGCGAATTCTGTGACCGGAACTGACATCTGCGTGGTATAAGTCTGAACCGTGTTAGCAGTACTGGCCATTGGGATTGACTCTTGACCGGCCACTACTTCTGCGGTGGTGATCAAATCTGCCGCAGCGTATGATTTATAACGAAGTCTCATAACGGCTTGGTTACTGCCGACAGAGTTAGTGTACGAAATTCTGACTTTGATTGGGAGATACGGATTTACCTGAATTTGAGATAACGACGTAGTTAGTGAAATCCCTGATATAGAATCTGGATCCATACTATACACAGGGACATCATTGACCGTAGTTAAAGTGGCACCTCCACTGGACAATACGTTAGGAGTAACTGATTTCAACATCCCACGGGCTTTGGGAGCATTAGCGTGGAGTTGAACCTTGAACGCAGTACTGCCCTGAGTAAGGGTGATATTATAGATAGGAAATCTACCAGAAGTAGTAGTAGCCGGGACTTCTGATCCACTAGTTGCCGCAACCCCTGCAATCAAGAAGAGCTTTAATTCACCGTTCAGTAGTAGTGATGGCAGATAGGTATTAGTGGCGTCTACGTAGGGCACTGTACTAGTTGCCATACTTGTATTATCTAATTCTGAAAATTGACCCTCTACTGTGTAGACGATAGAGGTCCCCACAGTTGTAGGTGAAGGGACATTAAAGTCCGACATCACAGTGATAAGGGCTTGCTTCAGGGTAACGTCGGTAAGACTGTCGTTGATAATACGGGATTCATAGTATGCTCCTGGTCCAATTCGAACCGTGTTAGATCCGGTTTTTGAAACGGAGAGTCCGCTCAAAGAAATCGTGGATCCTTGACTGTTGACCATTACTTCTGAAATTAGACTGGATAGGTTTAGGCCTAACATAACCGCCGCACGACGAGACGAATCCCCTGCAACACGAGATGCTTTGATATTAGTATCTAGATCCCCTAGAGGTCTATTGTCTACTGTGTAGAAGTACGGGTCCAGAGCCGTATAGTATCGTACCTCACTGTAGTTTGAGTCATCTTGTGGTAGGAAAGCTGGAGTTGACATTATTTTTAGTTCCTGTATTTAAATGTTTGATGGTATAATGAACTTACCATAGTTTAATATATTAATCTTCTTTAAGTCAAGGAATAATCCTAATGAAGTTCAAAACAGTTTTGTCAATAACCTTTGAAGGTTTGTCACTCAACTTAGATAAATTTGGGGTGTTTATACCATGGATGTTTTTCATACCGTATTCCGGGGTCGGGATATTTTCGTACCCGGTATCACAGACGAAGCCCACGCCTTACAGGAAATCCGACAAACTTACAGGGTTTGATATAGGAGACCTGATCCCCGAATGGGTCAAATTTAAATACCCCTCAGAACACTTGATAGTGTTAACTGAAGTTAACGTTCAAGCTAAGAACATACAGTTCTGGGCAAAAATACCAAAAACAGATAGTCAATTTTTCTTGAAGGACCTGGTTGTGCTTTTTTGTAAAGATAAAAGTGAAGTTATACGTCTAGTTGAAAATATACCTAGAGATTTCGCAGATGCAAAAGGGTTCTCTGCAGGAGAACTATTAATAGATAATGAGGATTGAAATGGTCGGATACTGTTACTTGGACTTTGACGGGAATATCACTTATAAAACTAATCACTACATTTCAACTATAGATCCCGGCTTCTTTAATAACAATAGACATCTAATAGTCAAATATTGGAAATTCGATACAGAAGACCGCTCCAGTATGATCAGGCTTATGAGGGATTTTACGGATCTCAAACTACAGGTAACTTCCGTTGAGAATTTCTTCAGAAGCATTAACTTCGTTCCAAAGAAATCGTAATGCAAATAAAATTTAACGTTCTAAAAGATCGGGTTCTCTTCATCAATGAGAACGCCACTGAATATAAGAATATGATGAAGTTCCCGGCCTTTCTTCGTGAAGGGCCGTACTTTTATGTGCCTGCGAAAATCCACGTCGTATACAACGTAGTATCCAGGCTACAGACTGCGTTCAAGAAGATTGCCATAGCTAAGGATGTGTTAGATTTCATGAATCAGGACATGAAGCTCAAGGCTTTGCCTGAGGATTTCAAGTACATTACTGAACCTATGAAGTCCCAAGAGATCGCTCTACGTTATATGTACACGGTGGGTAGTGGGGGATTACTCATGGATCCGGGCATGGGCAAATCCAAAGTGGCTCTGGATTATATAGCTTTGATGAAGTTCAAGCGTAGCATTATCGCTTGTCCTAAACCTCTGTGTTTCGTGTGGGAGGACGAGGTTGCCAAGCACCGCCCTGACCTTACTATTCACGTATTTGAAACAACAGACTGGGAGAAAGAGTGGGAGAAGGCTAAGGACAAAGATATCATTTGTATGAATTATTCGAAGATCAGTCTACTGAAAGATCACCTTGCCAAAGAACAGTTTGACTTCATTCATCTGGACGAGTTTCTGATCAAGGATCCCAGTACGGAAAGAACAAAGGATATTACGGCCCTGTCTAAACGTATCCCGTACCGTTGCGGGGGATCGGGTACTCTTATCAACAATTCAATCCTGGATGCGTTCGCTCCCATCAGGTTCTTGGAACCAGCTTTGGTTGGTTATAACTTTACACACTTTAAAGATCGACATACCATTAAGAATCCTAAAGATCCAAGAATGGTTGTCAACTATTACAAACAAGACGAAGTCCGCAGCACACTTGAAAGTTGCTGCATCGTAATGACGAAATCGGAATGGTTAGATTTGCCGAAAAAGAACTTTAAAGACATATACGTAAACCTAGGAGATGACCAACGAGACTTCTACTCAAGTCTGAGTCGTAACTATATCTCTAGTATCAACGGCAAAGACGTTGAGGTAGACAATGCGTTGGTTATGATGTCCAAGTTATATCAGGTTTCGAACGGATTCATCTACGTAGGGGCTAAAACGGAAGAAGGCTCTGATGAGGTTTTAGACCTGATGGCTGAAGAGGGTAAGAAGAAAAAGAAGTCTCAGCGAACTACTGAGTTTTTCCAGAATCAACCAAAACTCGATGCCCTTATGAAAATCCTAAAAGAAGATGCTAAGGGTAAGCGGGGGATTATTTGGTTTAACTTTGCTGCAGAGTTTGAACTGATTAAAGCGGCATTGGAGAAGGACGGGTTTAAGTATCTAAGTATTCAAGGAGGCGACAAGAACATTGGTCAAAAGGTCCGGGAGTTTAACAACAACCCTAACTATAGCTGGTTGGTGTGTCAGGCTAAGAGTGTAAATTACGGTATCACAGTCCTTGGTACGTCTATGGAGAAATTGGAGAATAGTGACTTTGAGATCTTCCCGGATATGACGCCCGAAGTTCATACCGAGATTTTCTACTCTTGTAACTTCTCCCTGGAAGTGTATTTGCAGCAGCAAGACCGTATCCACCGGATCGGCCAGAAGCACAACTGTGATTACTACCGTATATTTGCCAACACGAATGTTGAGCAACAGATACGCAAGGCGTTGGACGAGAAGCTGACAATTAGAAAAGAGATGCTTATCGATATTGCTGAGAAACTTAAAGAAACACCGGATTTTGCGGTATAAGGTTTACGTATACAAAATGTATACGCTTTTTTCGTTAAATAAGGAAATGTAATGTTTCATAATCTCACCCCTCTCAAGATTCTGATCTTGTTCGTACTCGCACTACTGGCCTCGCTGGGCGTCTTCGTCGTCCTGAAGATCTTCCTGGCCCTCGGCATTGCGTTCATCATCGGTCTGACCACAGGTGCGTTCTTCACCACCGTGTACTTCCTCCGTAAGAAGAAAAGTGGACGTTTCGGCTGATGACCTACTTGGGCTGCTATTCTGGATAGCGGCCTTTTTCATTGTTCTGTACGTTCTAGCAATCCGGGTAACTTCTCAGAGGAAACGGATTGATAAGGAGACAGGATGTACAGAAGTTGAGGTTAAATAACTCTTCCGTAATTTGGTATAAGAAAAGTGCCTAGATAATATAGGCGTTATTTTCTATAACTAAATACCCGCCCAGGGACTGAAGGATTATTATGGCCATCGACTGCACCGGTTGCAAAAACAAAATGAATTCCATGAGCCAAGGGTATTGCACCCATTTTGCCATGGCACCTCAACTCGACTCGTGTGAACTGCACAGCGAGAAACAAGCAGCTGCAAACGCTGCTGAACCGTCGGGTTCGTACATCTGGCTCGGAGAAGTACGTTCCGTCGACGGCATTACCCACATGTCCATTTAAAAACAAGGATACTCACCCATGTCTCATTCCTCCATGACCTCCGCCCAAGCTGAACTGGCTTCGAAACGCATCGAAACTGCCGTTAACGGTTTCCAGGAGAAATTTGAAAAGAAGAACGGCCGCAAAGCTACCGGTGAAGAAATCGCCGCTTTCGCTGGCGTGGTAACTGGTGCCATTACCAATTCGATCACGTCTACCACGAAGTCGGCCGATGACAAGGCCGAACGCGCCGTACGTACCCAGAACGTCCTGGCAGCCGCCAAGGCCGCTGGCGGCGTCAAGTTCTTCCACCGGCGGGAGCATGACGCGATCGACCACGTCGTCTCCATCGAGAAGATCACCGACCGCATCTACGAAGAAATCGTTAATGTCGAAATCGTCAATGCGACGCTCGGCGGCCAGACCTTCGCCTACAAGTACGTTCTGGACGAGAACAACGACCTGTTCATGGTCTACACGACGGCCTTCTGCCGCAACGATGAACCGTTCGATCCGCTGATCGGTATGGAGATCGCTCTGGATAAATTCCAGAACGGCCTGACTTTCCAAACCCCGATTCAGCACGAACGCTTCGGCCAGGTCAAGCTGACCCAACTGGCTAAGAAGTACAAGTCCGTCGAGAATTTCCGGAGTGCACCAGAAGCCTGGCGTTCGGCTAACCGTCAAGCCCTGGATTCCGTTTTCGGTGCAGGCGAATCAGCCGAAGCCCCGGCAGCGGCTATCGTCGTCTTCGACGAAGCAGATAAAACCACCGCGTAAATCCAACCCATTATAAGAAGGGAATATTAGTATGAAAACCATCGAACAAATCTTCCTGTTTTTCCTCAACAGCATCAAGGCCTTCTGTGGCGTCAAGAGTGACTACGACCCCACCGTCTCGGTACCTCCTGCTCGTGTCGTCGACAAGCAGGAGGCGGTTCCGATGGATCGTACGAAGATTCCTTTCACGATCACGGGTCACGACGAAGAGCTAATTAAGCGTGCTGAAAAGCTTTTCTCTGACGATGTGGTCCGTCTCAAATGGATCCTGGCTGTAAAGGAGGTACGCAAGACGCCGACGGGTTGGATCCTCGATTCCGCTCGTGCTAAGAATCCCCGTGCAAAATGGGGAGTCCCAGGCGCCTATGGTGTTCCAGCATAAAACTTGCTTTAATTAGTAGGTTGAGCTAAAATTAAAAGATGAAGGGCCAGGTAGTAATATCTGGCCTTTTATTTTTTAACCATATAAGGAGAATGATATGATCAGTTCATCGATCAAAAAGCTATTCCGACGATGTTTGTTAACAGTAGTGTGCAGCCTGGCAACTCTCACTGCGAATGCTCAACAAATGCCCTCGTTCCAAACTTCCCCGGAACGAAGCGTCCAAAATCAGTACGAGGTTCATCACGAACCTTTACCTCAAGTAGAACTTCCTCTGCTTCAAAGCCTTAACTTAGAAGTGAAAGATAAGGACTCCGTTTCGGAAACCACCGAAGAGGAATTTCGTCTAGCTGTGTATATCGCAGAAAAGTTCGAGATTACCTTAAGGGCTGCTCTGGAAATCATCAAACTGGCTACAGAGCATGCCGACGAAGATTTTCCAAAACGTAACGATATCCTGGCACTCATCGCAGTAGAGTCTCGGTACAATGTCAGGGCCAAGTTTAAGGGATGTTTCGGGTTGATGCAGATTAACCTCAAAGCTCATTCGAAACTTCTTAAACGCCGAAACCCGTTAAACCCTTCAGTCAACATTGAAGTGGGTTCTATCACCCTTCGTGAGTATTACGAATCTTTGGGAAAGAGTTCTAAGGCTGCAGTCCTTAGTTTTAACGCTGGTATCGGTAGTTACTTGAAGCGGAAATACAACAAGGAGTACTACGTCAAATACCGAGAGGAACTCAAAAACCTCTCTCGCCTGTAAGGGCTAAGCCGGGTTCATACCGGCTTTTTTTAGGTAAATTAAAGGGGTATCTTTTGGTATAAGAAAAGTATGGAACACAGTTATGATGTTCCTTTACTTATAATCGAAACTAAGGAAACTGAAAATGCAAACCTACACCCAGGGTAACAACTCCAGCGTTCGTATCAATAAAGGCGATTTAATCATTGCGATTATTGCTGTAGTCCTGTTCGCCGTAGTGGCAACGATGGTAATCAATCAATTAACGCTGCCGAATTCATGTTTGGAGTTCGGCGGTATGTTCCATAAAGACTTGGGTAGCTTGGCCTGTTCGACTCCCCACTAACTTCGAAAGGGCAATCCATGGCCGGAGTAATACTTACTGTACTGGGCATCGGGATAGGGATTCTGCTTGGCGGAACCGTTGCTATTTGTGTAGTTGTAGGAGTCGTTAAAGGAATCATTGAAATAGTCATCGATCTCTTTACAGATTAACCGAAGGGCCTTGATTTCCAAGGCCTTTTTTATTTAGATAACAGACATGGAATCTGATACAGAAGAACTAGATCCAGTGACGGCAGAGCTCGTCAGAAGATGTTCGGTAGACTGGGGTGAAGCTCCCCACTATAATGAGGAGTATCGAAAGATACGTTGGCCGGGAGTTAAGTTTAAAAACGAGGATGGGTCCAAACGAGAAGTATACGACAAGCGGCCTCTATGGTTGATAGAAGTTATTGCCGACAAGAGAGCTAAGAACCGAGGTGCATGGAATCCAGACAGAACTTGGAGATCGCTTATTGGAGATCTCAAGTTCTGCATGCGAGAGAACATACCTATAAAAACTAACAGCTTTGAATATCAACCCAGTACCCAGTGGCTACTACTTAAGGGTAAGCGGTTTTTGAAGTACGATATTTATTCAGGCTTCCTTACCCACTTCTCTTTAGGAGGGAGGTATGATAAGCTCACGTCATACATGCTTAGGAAGTTCGGTATTAGGGTAAAGCTTCATGGTAAGGAGATCAGGTGGGATCTGGCATACCGACCGGGACGTATTATACCTGAACAGTGGATTCCAATAAACATATACGCAGAATATGAACTCTTCGTATTGCACGCAGGCCGGCCTTATGAATTTCTTATAAGAAGAGATAGGCAGCCTATACGTAGCCGGCCCGGTGCTGCACCTGGGGCAAGACATGTACAAGCAACAAACGCCGGGCCCGAGACACAAGCCGTGACAGACCCTGGACCTGCTCCGATCACCCGTGCTGACATACAAAGATTTATCAATGGACGCTTAAATCATGATTAAAAATATCGACTTAGAATTTCTCACTCAGTATCAACATACCAATAAGCTTCTTATTAAGGGTATCGAAAGCCACTTTGATACCATCACGGCTCATACCGGAGTGATCAACTCTTACCTCACAGCTTTGATGGGTCCATTCATCATTCAGAGTGTTAACCCTAACTTGAAGGTGGACCGTGAAGTAGTCATGTCGAAGTTGCGAGTGGTACTTGACCACATCCTGGCTTTGTGCGAAGCTTGCTCTTACGACCTGCCCAACGAGGAGGCCTTTGCAGAGTTTGATGCGGTGATGCCTCAAAACGTAAAGAAGGACTTGATCCTCACCACGTCTGATATGATCGGTTGTAATATGGATCTCCTTCAGATCGTCCATGTGGATATGGAAGGTTCGGCCATCTGGTCGGAACAAGAACCTCCTGAAGACTTTGTATCTGACATTATTTCGTTAATTAATGGTATAAAGAACATAGGGCTCAAGTATTCCTTCACTGTAGGGGACTTGTTGACCGAAGTCTAACGTAAGGGCGAAAGCCCTTTTTTAATTTGGTGAAACAGCCAGGAAAGGTAGTAAATGTATAATGGTAATTTGATCGATTTCTTCCCAGTGACCGAATATATCACTGGCCCCCGTTCTAACCAGACGGCGGTCATGAATGAGGTCGATAAGGTAATTAAAGAGGGTAAGAAGAAGATCATCCTCATCGAAGGCCCCGTTGGTTGCGGCAAAAGTGCAATGGCTATTACCTTGGCACGAGCCTTCGAACAAGCCCATGTCATTACTCCTCGTAAGAGTCTCCAAGACCAGTATTACGAGGACTTCAAAGACCATATCGTCCTTATGAAAGGTCGAGGTGCGTATCCTTGTACTATCTCGGATTCAAGAGCCAGGTACGTCAAGGTTGTCCGGGATATCAAAGCTGGGCGTGTGAACGCTCCTAGGATCGACGAGATGAACTGCGGCAGTGCTCCATGTCGCAACTCCCCAGATACTTATAATGCTTGTGTGAACGATAAAGGCCCGTGCCCATATACGATAGCAATGGAGACGGCTCAGGACAACGGAATCGTCATCCACAACCTTCACTCGTTCATCTTCCAGACCAACTTTGCTAACAAGTTCGAGCAGCGAAAGCTGTTAATCGTTGATGAGGCTCACGAAATCGAAGGCATCGTCCGAGAATTCATCAGTAAGAAAATCACAGTTAACCGTACGGTTGCCAAAGAAAAACAGCCCGAAGACAACGACGTTGAAAAATGGTGCGACTTCCTGTTGACCCCGGAATTTGTACCGATGGAAACGATGGCGGATCAGATTAATAAACAAAAGGATAAAAACTACCAAAGCTCCAGGGATCAGTACATCGCCAAGATCCAGCTTCTCCGTGCACAGCAAGAATTCTATAAGGATAAGTACATTATCCGTCGCACTTATAATCGTGTCGGCGAACGTATCATCAGCACGAGCTTTGAGTTTATCCCGGAAAAGCTCGGTAATGCTGCGACGGATTTGATTCTCAACAAAGGTGAATACGTTGTCCTCATGAGCGGTACGATCTATGGTAAGGATGTGTTCTGCAAGAACCTGGGTATTAATCCGGAAGAGGCACACTACATCCGTATCCCGTCGACGTTCCCGGCGAAGAACCGTCCAATTATCGCCAAGCCGGAATATCAGGTTGATACTTCGTTTGCGAATTGGAACGAGAACTTCGAAGAGATGTTAGGTAAGATCGGCAAAGTCATGGACATTTTCCACGACGCTAAAGGCCTGATACACGCCCCTTCTTATGAAGCTGCAGAGCAGATAGTCAGCAGAATGGGTGGTCGCCTCATGACTCATGGTAAGGGCGATATGCAGGAAAAGCTGCAGATGTTCTATGACAGCGACGAGCCTCTGGTCTTCGTTAGTCCGGTATGTCAGCAGGGCGTGGACTTTAAAGGTGACCGGGCTCGGTTCCAGATTATCCTCCGAGTCCCTTACGCCAACACCTCCGACGCCTTCGTAAACCATAAAGTTCAGACGGACTTTCAATGGTATAACTACCAGGCGTTGGTGGTGTGGGGTCAACAAATCGGCCGGGTTAATCGATCTGAAGACGACTACGGTGCGACGTTCTTGATGGATAGTCGCTTTAACAAGTTCATCCATCGTAACTCTGGTAAAATCCCTAAGTGGGTTCAATCAGCTATTATTTGGAAATAGTATGACTATACTAAACATGTATTTTTTACTGGTAATTGCATCATTTATCTCTATCCAACTTTGGTTCTACGTAGATCCTAGCCTGGGTAGAAAGATAACTGTAACCACTATAATTCTCGGATTTATAGGGGCAATTATACCCGTTATTAATATAGCATTACTAATAGGTGGGATATGCGAATTTGTGGAAAATATTCAAGTTTTTAACATCTGGAAATTTATAGAGAATCTACTAGATAAATACGATAAAATTGTACTTTTTGAAAACAAAAGGAATTAATGAGCTTCTTCTACTACCAAACAGGGCCGCAAGGCCCTGAGAAACCTAAAGGGTCTTCTATGAAATTTGAACGAGATGGATTTACTATTAACGGCAGCGATCTTATCAAAGTTGTAGCAGATAATCCTGAGATTAAAGAGGGAAGAGTTGATAAGGGGTTCGGACCTACGGGACATTGGATCCCTTGTAACTACAATCCGGAGACGGGAGAGGTTGTATGAACTATGATTTGGTGTTTTGTTACATTGTATCCTTCGCCTTATCTGCAATAATATGGCCACCCGTTTATTTAAAACTGGAAGGATTTTCGCCAGATAATGCTAACCGCACCTGGATTGGCTTAGTATCGGTACTACCTATCCTTAACTCCATGAGTGCAGCTTTGGCTGTGGCTATTCTTTTAGGGTATTCAATTAAAAAGGATTCTAAATGATTAATTGGCTTACTTTTTGGTACCTATATGTATTAGGGTTCACTTTGTGTCTCCTGGTTATGCCGAAGGCTTATGCATACGAAAGTGGCAAGTACTGCCCGGTAACCTGGAGAATCCTATTAGTATTTACAGGCATAGGACTTATTCCTTACATAAATCTTGTAGTATCAGTACTAGGAATAGCCTGCCTTTCATGGGATATACTTTGGGATTGGCTGGGGTCCGATTGGCTGGATAAACCTATCTTTGGAAAACAAAAGAACAGCTAGAAAAAGATCTAAAGTTTAAACATTGGAGATAATTTGAACCAAGATCAACTACGTAAAGCTATGAACCATGCTAAGTTCATAGCTAATACTTATAGTAAAGATCAGAGTACTAAAGTAGGTGCTCTGATCCTAGGTCCTGATGGGGAACCGCTTTCCTGGGGATACAATGGTTTCCCTAGAGGGGCGGACGATAATAACCAAGAGAGGCATGGACGTCCTCTTAAATACTTATGGTCTGAACATGCGGAACGTAACGCCATCTTTAACGCTGCGAGATGTGGTCACAAGCTTAGTGGCTCTTCCATTTTTATTTACGGGCTGTGTCCTTGTCCTGATTGTTCACGGGGCATTATACAATCTGGTATCATTCGGACATACCTTGATATCGATTCCTTCAACCCTGAAAACCCTCGTGTCAAAGCTTGGGAAGAATCCTGGAAAGTAAGTAAGGAGATGTTAAATGAATGTGGCGTTGAAACAATTATCGTCGAGTAAGCCTGTTATAAAACTCATTACTAGATCTCCTCGTGGAGACCTTGAAATGTGGGTATGTCGAGATAAAGATGCGACGGGTTTTGGTCTGAGTCCAGAGAAAGCCTTTACGGAATATAATATCTGGAAGCGTCTAAATTCCCTTATTCAAAAATAACCTCTGATTTTGGTATAAGAGAAATAGATCGATAAGATCTACCTTTTCATCGCTAATCAAGCCCGACTTCGGTCGGGTTTTGTATTTCTACTGCCGGGCTTTTAGCTCAGCGGGAGAGAAGGTTCAACCATAACTTTATTAAGAATAGGAGTAGTAATGACCCACCCGCATAAAGAACGGATCCCCGCTGTGGCGACCCAAGTTCAGCAGGCGTCGGCAGTAGAAAAGACCGAGGCAAAACATCGCACCCTGCGTGAACGCCGCAAGGCTAAACGTGAAGGTATCAAAGTCTCTAAGTCGACTGCGTTCCTCCGTCGCCGTAAAGTGGCGGAGCAGGAGCAACAAAGGGCAGAGGGCGTTTACGTACAGCGTGAACAGAACCCCGAGCTGAAGGTGTTTGAAGATCCGCCTGTCATGAGTCTCAGCCAATTGATGGAGGAGATCTCGGATGAAGAAGCGGCAGCAGGACTTACCGCACTCGAAATGCATAACTTCGAGCGTTCACAGAGTCCTGAGGGGGATGAAAATCTCACTCTGGAATTCTGGGCCAATCAGGGTCTTTCCCAGAACTCGTTCAGCAACAGTCTGGGTTATTCTCGTCGTTCGACCGTCGACTCGGTCTCCCTGTAATAAAGTATCACTAGGTATTTACAAAATGTTTAATAGTTCACTGGATATGTGGAATTGGGATCACTGGCCTGGTACTAGCCGTCCGACCACCCCACCCACGTCCAAGTAAAGTAAACACTACTCTACAGTGAACAATTCGTTGCAGTAAAAGGTCTCACAGAGATCCACCCAGTTGTTGCCTGAGAATACTAAGAGCCTCTTTCTTGTACTCACGAAATTGCTCTTTAGAAAGATTCAATTGCTTTGCTACATTAGTATTGGTCATTTCTTCACCATCGTTAATGCCATAGGTAAGCTCAATTATCTCTCGGTGTGGCGATGGTAACTTTGAGATGATGTTGTGGATTTTATCTCGGTCCATCCTGACTTCGACTTCCGTACCAATAGGGTCGATCTCGAAGCTAGGATCGTCGGTAAGGTCATCCAAATAGTATGTAAGGTATTTAGTACTGTACAGTTCTCTGAGATCCTTTTCACGGATTTCAGGGAACTCTTTTTTTAGTTCATCGAATGTAACATCTTCTTCTTTAGATTCGGTAAACTTCTGAATCCTTGCTATTAATTGTTGCTTCCAGATCACGCTGTTACTTGTTGACCTACCTAAGTAGGCGGTAGCTCATTTCTGGCTACTCTCGACTTTCTTTTGTTATGGTCGAGTTCAGACTATCGCATCACCTATCTCTAGGGCCATCTCACTTAGTCGTTCACGGTGCTTCCGCTTCCGCCCTGTCACCCTCTTCAGGGTTTCCAAGTCAATCAGAGTTGGTTTTCTTACGCTGTCACCAGAGTAAGCCCCATAAGTTTAGGGAGGGAAACAATTCTCATTTTACTCATCTCTTTGAGTATGCGTTGCTGAACCCACCATCCAGCGTAGCTCAGAAAACGTACGTTCATACTGGGCTTGAACTTCTCAAGACCTACTAGTAGTCCATCATTACCAGCACAGATGAGTTCTTCGAAAATGTCGGGATCGTTCTTGGAATATTTCTTAGCAGTTTTGAAACAGAAACGCAGATTAGCCTTAATTATTTTGTCTTTAATCTTAGCTTTCTCTTTCTCAGATATGGCAGGATCGTTGAGTTCCATAAAGAGATCGAATTCTTCCTCCTTGGTTAGGAGGGGTGTTTTACAAATTTCACTGTAGTAGCGGCTTAAGTCCATTTAATAATTCTTTTAAAGTTAGGTCCCCTCCTATTGATAGGGTGACAATCGTAGTGTAAACTCTAAGTTTACAAAAGTCAATGCATAGTATGGAACTGATAAGTAAAAAAGAAGCCTTAAGCAAAGGGCTCAAGAGATATTTCACTGGTAAGCCGTGTAGGCACGGGCATGTTTGTGAGAGATTTGTTAGCGACGGTAATTGTAAACAGTGTAGGGTAAATCTCAATTCTAAGAATAAATATAGAGAGGACTACGAGTCGTATCACAAGGAATATTATAAAAATAATAAACACATAGTATTATCTAAGAGAAAAGCCTACGCCCAGAAAAACTCGGATAGGATAAACGCGCTCATAGCTAAGCGCAGACACTCAAAGGATATGAGAACTCCTGCCTGGGCGAATCTGGAACTCATACGAAAGGTTTATGAAAAATGTAAAGTAACGACTAATAGAACTGGTGTAAAACACCATGTAGATCATATAGTTCCTTTACATTCTGATTTAGTATGTGGCCTCCATGTGCACTACAATTTACAAATTTTACCTGCTTCAGAGAACTGTAGTAAAAGTAACAAGTTTGAAATAGTTTGATCTTATAAACCCTTAATGATATAATAGAACTTATGAAAATTTTAGCTTTGACTGGTCCGAGCTGCTCGGGCAAAACGACGCTCTTGAACGAGCTTGTTGATAAACACGGTTATCAGAATATCGTTAGCCACACCACGAGACCACCGCGTCCTGGAGAGGTATACGGCAAAGATTACTACTTCATTCCTCAACATATTTTCGATATGATGAAGGGTAACGATAAATTCTTGGAGAGTGTATCTTTTAACGGATTCAGTTACGGGGTCAGTATCGAAGAGATTTACAAAGCTAATAAGTCTGGTAAAATCGCTGCATTGATTGTTGAACCTCGTGGTCTAGTACAGATCATGAAATACGCCGAGAAACGTGGAGACGTCGAGCTGAAGAAAGTATTCATAGGCGGAGATACCCACGAACTCATGACTCGATATATTCAGCGTATGCACGGTGAGAGTCTCAATGAACGTGGGGTTGCTGAACGCCATGCTAAACGGATGGAGTCCTTGATTATTGAGTGTCAAGAATGGACTCCGTTTAATGACCACTCGTTGGGAAAATATCAAGGGGACGTTATGACGACTATTCCTAGCATCATTCCTTATGATCTAGTAATATCGCAGTCAAACGACGAGAACTTCGAAGAAATACTACAACAAATAAAAGGACTATGAATGATTAAAGTAACACCCGAACTTAACAAGGAAACCGGTATTTCCAGATTCACTTTTGAATGCAGTACTGAAGCGGATCTGGAGGCAATGGATCACGTCCGAGTCGCTTTCCTGGGCCAGTTCCCTAAACGAGGCTCTTACGAGAACAGTAAAACCCTCGTGATTGAAGCAAAAGTACCGGTCGTGGAATTGTCATGAAATCGAAAATATTTGGTATAACACTAATGTAAGGATAGTATATGCTTGAGAAATCTGGTACAATTGTCCTTACAGATGGAGACCTACACGAGTTTTCTTTAGGTAGAGTCTCCGATAGAGTTAAGTCCAATTGGGGACTTAGCTTACAAGAACTTAAAGATGTTCTGGATAGTAAAAACTACGTTCACTCTCCAAATCAGCAATAAGTATTATTACTTCACAACATTATAACTTAGAATAATATGAATCTCGAAAAACTGAATACCCTCGCTCAGAACCTGCCGGAAGATGTACGTCAAAATGCTGTCGATCTCGTAACCCGTATGGGTGAAGTTATCGAAGGTATTGGCGACCGTCCGGTGACCTGGCGTCCACAGACCCTGAAGCTGATTCAGGCTATGAGTGACCGTTCGAAACTGCCGAAAGGTACCAACGTTGGTGATTTGCTGCTGGGTGAAACCAAGATCGATCAACCGCTGGATGTCATCGTTCTGCGCTCGTGGGATGGCCGTCAGTACTGGAGCCCGGACAAAGACGAAGCCAAGATGCTGTGCTCTTCGCCAGATGCAGTCCTCGGTTACATCGGTCAGGAATGCAAAACCTGCCCGCACAGCAAGTTCACTGACGACGGCAAGCCGCAGTGCAACAAGGTCAAGTTCTTCATGGTCGTCAAGCGTGACCTGAGCGACGTGTTCCTGGTGCAATTCGCAAAGACTGGTTTCAAAGCTGGTAACGAATGGCAACAACTGATGAAGAAAGCTGGCGTTGCTCCGTACCGTCGTGTTTACGGCGTCAAGAGCGTTGACAGCAAAGAGTACAAGAACGTCGTGAACATCGGCGTCGAAACGTACGAAGGTGAGAAGCGTGACACTCCGAAGGAATACCTGGAATTCGTTACCGAGCTGTTCACCCAAGTCGGCGCAGACCGTAAGGAATCGGTGGACGAGTTCCACAAGATCATCCTGGCCCGCAAGCAGGATCCAGCGATGCTGGCAAATGATTCCGGCGCGGATAGTGAAGTTCAACTGCTGGAGGCTCCTGCAGAGGCTGCTGCCGGTGGTGAAGAAGCTAAGGAGGCTAAGGTCAGCTCCAAAGCTAAGAACTACGTCATCTAAGCTTTTAGCTTCTGAGTAACTCGGTAGGGTGGGAGACTGCCCTACCTCATAAGGCGGTTAGGTCGTATGAGTAAACAACTAGAGCAAGCAAGTGCAAAAAGCACTGAAGAAACGTTGCCTGTAAAACCTAGGTATCAGGAACTCTGTGAGATCTTGAAACAAGGTGAGTTGGTAAAAGAAGATCCCTCCTCAATTCCCGTAAGAGGTTTTTATGGGCATGATGGATCGGTGTTCTTCGGGGTAATCCTCCAAGAACTCAAGGACTCTTTTTTAGTTGGATCTCCTGCAAAACTGATGATGACCAAGGATCGTCAGGTAGTAATTGATGCTGTGAGTGCTGAGCCTGTAATCAGGGTTTTTAAAGCGGCAACTCGTTACGTAGTAACACCCATCGAGTTCACACAGTTTCATTACTATACACATTTGGAGAATTTCGGGTATAAGTTCATGAGTGAATACTTTAGTGAGGAAATGCGAGAGCATATCACTGAAGTCCTCTCCAACCCAAAATTTGCTAATACTACTGTACCTAAAGTAGATAAGGTCGAAGAGACCTCTGAAGAAGAAGATGTACTGCATTCAGCCGGGGCGAGCTACGGAGCATTTTTAGTGCCCAATAATAGCGATTGCATTCACTAATAACAATAATGACATCCACAGCTATACTAACAAGAATAAACGATGCTGAAGAGAGGCTAGAAGAATCTGGAGGTCTTGACTATAACAAGTACACTCTAGGTCCCTGGAGTCCGAGTAAGGTCAAGATGCTGGAGAAGTGTCCCTATCAGTTTTACCTGAAGTATTTACTGAAGGTTAAACCTGATGATGACTACGTTCAAGACACTGCGATGGCAGATGTCGGTACTATCGCCCACCGTATTTTGGAACATGTCGTTCTAGGTAAAAGCGTGGGTGATGCCTACAGACTTGCCAAAGTAGAGCATTGTGAAGTACCGCCAGAACTTCAAAAGAAGGGCGTGGCGAATATCACATCTGCCAAGTGGGCCGAGAGCATCGAACCACTTGAGGCTAATATCATCACCTTTTCGGAGAAGATGGAGGCATTCAAACGTAATAACAAGGTTATTGCGTACCACACCGAGCTAAGGTTAGGAGTAACGAAGGACTGGAAGAAGACTACTTTCTTTGGAAAGGATGTTTACTTCCGAGGCATCGTTGACTTGGCCATTGAACTTGATACAGGTCCAGGTAAAAAGCCTGATTTTTTAGTACTTGATCATAAGCACGGTGGAGGGGATTTCGGTACCCCTAGCACAAGAAACTACCAGCAGCAACTTGACTCATATAGGCCTATGATCCATTATGGATTTAAGTCATCGTCAGGTATTCAGGCAGGTATTCACTTTATCAAGGCAGGTACTTCGGCCTACGATAAATATACTCCTGCTGAAGAAATTGAAACATCTATTCGCAAAAACGTGGAGTGGGTAATCGACGGTGCAGTTGACCGAGTCCAAGAGCTCGGATACTTCAAGCACATCCGTGGTTCTCACTGCCAGTATTGTGAGTACAACGACCAATGTAAACCTGGGCTCTTAAAAGATAACGAGCTCTCCACTAAGAAATACTTCGAGATTAAGGAAATAAAATGACTACGATCGCTCAAAACCAAAACGATACCCTGTTCCAGTCTGGCAAAATCGATGTAGCTGAAGCAGCAAGTATGAGGGCCGCCAAGTATGGTATGGAGGAGCTTGAGGCGCAAGTTGCAGCTAAGGTTCTGGATAAGATGGCCGTATACTCAGAAGGTATTGCTGATATTTTGTCGAATCTGAATTTGGATGCTGGTGCAGATGCTATTTATGAGGTCCTGTTCACGAGGATGTTCGACCACGCAGTCTTGGTGCATGGAGAAGAACTCCTCCTGGCCCGTTCTGCGCCTGCCCAATAAACATTGAAGTAGTTCCCCTGAGCCTTGCCTTCGAGCAGGGCTTAGTTTATTATGGAGGGCACTTCTGATAAGAATAAGGATATAAATGTTTCAAATATGTAAAGAAAGTATCGACCTAGTAGCCCACATCGCCAAAGAAACGGAGATGGAGATCGGTGAATGCGGTACTGATACGTATGAAATCAAGGGTGATGACGCTAACGGTTATTGCCCATTCTGCGAACACAAAGGTTGTTTTAAGATCAAGCAGAATCCTGAAGAACTCGTCAATGCCTTCTATCACTGCTTCAGCTGCGAACAACATGGGTCAATCATTGATTGGGTAGCAGAACGAGAAAAGCTTTCGCCAGTAGATGCTGCTAGAAAACTAGCCAAAGAGTACAATATCGAACTGCCTAAGGATTTCAATCCTATCCAGGAGATCTTCGATGTAACTGCAAAGTACTACCATAACTGTTTTATAGATGCAAAGCCGAGTTCTAAGCTGGCACGTATGACTCCGGTTGAGTATCAACTGAAGGTACGTCGTCACGAAGAGTCTACTTTGGCAAAAGCCCAGATCGGTTGGGGTGATGGAGGTCTTGTAGAGTTCCTGGAAAGCTTGGGATTTGAGCCCGACCTTTTAGTTGAGAGCGGTCTTAAGAACAAGAAGACTGGTAAAGACTTCTTACCTAGCGATTGTTTTCTTTATCCTCACTATGTAAATGGCAGAGTTTCGCACTTCACGATCAAAGATCCAATCAAGAAGATTGCGTATCAACTTCCTAACAAATATTCTCTTAATGGCCATCAGTTCTACGGACAAGATAGCGTAAAAGGGAAAGACGCCGTTATCATCGTGGAAGGTGAAAATGATCGTCTCAGTATCATTGAGAGGTCTGACAAATACGGAGTGCTGGCCACCATTGGTCAAATCTCTGGAGCACAGCTTGACTGGATGAGAGAAAACCTCAACGGCAAGCACGTAATAACGATGTTTGATCCGGATGAAGCCGGCGACAAATACCGTGTGAAGGTGGAGAAGATTCGGTCAGCGTTTAAAAGCCTGACTCAAGTCAAACCCCCTGAAGAGAAAGACATTGACGATCATCTGTCCCGGGGTGCCGACCTTGATGGTATCATCTCTGCTAATGTCGTCAAAGTCGAATTGGAGGATCGGTTCGTCCCTCCGGCTGGACTCACTGTTAATACTACTGTAGTAAAAGAGGACGGCACCACTGAGGAAACTCAGGAGACCGTAGAAAACAATAGTGTCATTGAGAAACATGGCGCTTACTGGAGGGTTAAGTTTAAAGATGGAGAACCTCAATATACGAAGATCTCCAACTTTACTATTAAGTTAAAGAACGTATATGTTACGGAAGAGGGCGATAGACTTCGAGAAATTGTGGTGGTTAGAGAAGACGGTTTTGTATCTGATCCTGTTACAACGAATAGTGAGACCAAAGTATCTCTTAAGAGCTTTAGGGTCCTGCTGGCAAGATCTGCTGACGCGGATTTTCGGGGTAACGAACAGGATCTGATCGGAATGTGGGATCTGATTTATTCGACGAATACGGAAACGCTTGTCAAGGTTACCCGGGTTGTTGGACGCCATGAACAGTCTCGTGGTTGGTTGACCCGTACCAAATTCATCTCTGATACAGGTGTAGTTATAGAACCTGATGAAAGCGGTATTTTCTGGTCCAACGGAAGAAGCGTAGGGATTCGACCGGAGTCGTTAGACAAAAGTGGCAGTGGAGATAACACTGATATTCCACATTTTGTAACTGACACGACTCCCGATGAACGTGAGGAGTTACTTAGAGGGTTGGTTACCAACCTGGCGAAGAACTTGGGTGACCCCGGCACCGCTTTACTGATGTTGGCCTGGTTCCAATCGTGTGCATATTCTAATAGTATCTTTAGGCTTAATAAAAGCTTCCCTATGCTATTTGTATGGGGTAGCAACGGTGAGGGTAAGGGCACTATCTGTGAATGGCTGATGTCTTTGTACGACTTGCATGATAAAGGACGTACAGCTGTTTCGCAGTTGAAGAGTGGCGTTGGTTTTGGTAGAAAGGCCGAGTATTATGCTAGCTTACCTTTGTGGATTGATGAGATTCGAGCGGACGCAGAATGTTCCACTTATAATTCTACTTTTAGAAGTTATTACGATCGAACTCCTAGGACTATGGGTGCTAAAGACGGGTTCGGTGTTAAAGTGCAGCATGTGCGTAGTTGCTTTCTGTTTGCTGGTGAAGATCTGTTCGAAGATCCGGCAACGAAAGAACGATGTATCGTAGCCCGAATTCCTCGTATCGGCAGGGAAAAGGTGGAGAGTTACCAATGGATCGATGCACGTAAGAGTGACCTGAGCAGCATCGGTTACATGTGGATTCTCCAGAGCGTGAACCGAGATCATGGAAAACTCCTGGATCAGATCCGTAAGTTGGACAAAGAACTGATCCTTGAGGCGAAGTGTTCTTCTAGGAAAAGTAAGAACTGGGCAGTGGTCGGTACGTTCGCCATTGAGCTGGCTGAGAAGTATATGCCGGAGTTCGATATGCGTAAGTTTCTGTATGAAGTCAGTACGAAGGATAGCATTCAACAGAAGAGCGAGACGACGGTCTCACAGTTCTTTGAAACTGTTGAATCTATCATGAGTCAAGAAGGCATCCAGAAACTGACAGTGAATCACATTATGCGAGAGGGACATCTTCTCCACGTATGGTTCCCCCACGTATATCGAGTAGTGAACGAGGCTTATCATAACCGGTTTGCATTTACGAAAAACGCTGTCCTGGCAGCACTTAGGGAGGAGTCGTATTTCGTATCGGATGATAAGAAGATAACGATGGGACTAAATGGAGTTAGACGAGTTGTTGTAACTCTGGATCTGAACAAAGCTCCGGATTCTATTAAGAATATAGCGAATATAAATGTCTAAAGAACTTGAAGTTAAACCATTTCCGGGAAAGGGGTTTGAACCTGCCCCGGAAGATCGGGGATGGATTCCCCTTACAGTTCCTACTCAGTTGAACGTTAACACCGTAAAATTGGTACGGGATTTTTCTGAAGCCTTGATGCAGAAATTGCTTAAGGCTCAAACGAAATACGGACACCAGGATGGTTGGATGGATGGTGGCTGGATGGATAAATGCAGAGCAGATATGATGGATCACATCGAAAAGGGTGACCCACTCGACGTCGCTGCATACACTGCGTTTTTGTGGTTCCACGGTGAATCGACTGTGAAAAGAAATGAGGAATACAAAGAATGATTGATATTACAAAGAAAATTTGGGCCAAGTACAAAGCTATCGGTAATGCTAAATACACAGCCTTCGGCATTACGGGATTTCTGATTCTGGATATGTTTTTCCTGTTGGGCGCAATTCTTAAAGCATGCGTAGGTGAAGTGGAACCGTTCTATCTGCTGCTGGGCTTCGTAATGGTGGTGTATGCCTACCTGAAAGAAAAAGCTAGTGATAATCATCACTTTTACCCAGATTAAGTGTTGACACAAGTGTAGTAGTCAGGGTAAGATTACTACATCTCAACAACTTCTATAATAAAAACAAAATGAGTAATATCTTTGTAGCACGTAACCAAGGTAAATCCGGTGAAACCCCGAAACCCTATCTGGGATATCGAAACTTCTACGGTCCAGGTAAATTCAAATACTTCGTATACCCGGACGGTGGATGGGATCCGAAATGGGGCCGTAAACCCCTGCTTGGTACGGTGTACGCAGATGAGCCCTTCTACGCAGTACGAGAAGCTTACACCAAGGGCCTTGCCCCAGTGAATGGCACCTTCGGACTGATTGCTTTGAAAGAGAAACTTGATGAAGGTCAATACGTTTCTCGTCGTTTTAACTAATCATTACAAAAATTAATAATAAAGGAAAATAGAAATGAATAAAGGTGAACTGATCAACTCGTACGCAGCTGAAGCTGGTGTCAAAACTGCCGATGCGAAAGCTGCGGTCGAAACTTTGGCCCGTATTTATGAGCGCACCCTGCTGACCGGGGAAGAAGTTACAGTCCCAGGCGTCGGTAAGCTTAAAGTCGTGACCAAAGCTGCACGCAACGGCCGCAACCCGAAGACTGGCGAAGCAATCCAGATCCCGGCAAAGCGTGTCGTTGAATTTACCCCGTCGGCGGAATTCAAAGCAAGCGTCAGTCCGGTGTAATTAACACCTAGCTTAATTAAGGCTCAACTTCGGTTGGGCCTTTTTTTAGTTTTAATAAATCAAAGTTATTCACTAGTTTTGGTATAAGTATTATATGTAGCCTTATATTTAAGGCGTGTCCTTAACTAGGAGTATTTATGGATAACCTTGAGAAACACGACACTCTCATCGAAGGTATAACTCCGGTAGGATTGTTGTCGGCAGTTGGCGCAGTAATTCTCGTAGTATCCTTGTACAAAGTGGTGACAGTATCCGTTGTGGAGGTTAAAACCTATGCTACATATGGATTTATAGGATTGACGTGTCAATGGGCCGTTGCTATTTTTAAACCCCATCTGATATGGAGACTTGTTGGTGTTTGTGTGTTTTCTCTGATATCAGCCATGCTGCTTGCTTTAATAATCTCAAGCATGGGGATGTTCTTCAAAATATAACCCTCTAGTTAAGAGGTTTTCTATCCCGGTTATGCCGGGTTTTTTGTTAGGTGAAATATGACTCCCTGGAATCAAGCTAGCGCCCCTCCTCTTACCTCCACTAAAACTACGGCAGGTTCCGGTCCACTGCCCCGTATCACTACCGGGGATAATTCCCTGTTTACCCCCAAAGGGGAGGCACCTCCACTCACCCCGGTCCTCAAGCCCGCAGCCAAACAACCGGTCGAAGGAATCATGGAAGCCACTAAAACGACCGTAGAGGCGTCGAAGACTCAGGTTGGTAGTACGACGCCTCCTCCTCTTCAAAAAGTCCCCAGAAGCCCTTCTAAGGCTTCTACGGGCCCGTCTCAGTACCGACCAACGTGGAACGGTGCAGAAACCCCTGCTTTGCAGAGCGTTCCAATTCAGGCTAAGGATGAAGCCAGTATGTACGTCATTACCTGCCGATCCAATATCTGTGAGGTGCCGAAGATCGAGGGCAGCACCTTCTTTGGCGTATATACTTATGATGAGGCTATGCGTCTCAAAGGTAAGGATTTACGTGATAAACTGATTAAGCTCATCACGGATAATATCTCAGAGTTGGTGCCTACCCTGGTTAATGTTGCAATCAACATGGGTACGATTAAGGTTGATGTTCTGTACTCACCGGCTGATGTCGGGAACACGATAGCAACCATCAATCTTCGTAACGTGAACGATGATGACAAAGTCACACGGTCGTATATCATCAGCCGGGTTAACCCTAACCGACTCGAAGGTTTGCGATTCTAAGAACTGAGGGGCCGTTTCTGGCCTCTCTTTTTTAGGTGTCCAGAATTTTTGGACACTGTCCAATTATGTCCTAAAACCTTGAGTTGAAATAATCGTTTAAAAACAACGACTTACAGATGAACTGTCCAAGTGTCCGAAATACGTATACAAATATAGGACACTCTAAGTGTTTGATTTAAAAGATAAAAATGGCAAAGTGTCCAGTTTTTCTCGATTTTCCGAAAAACATACACCCACCTTTACAAAAGAACTGCGCTGAAAATCGTCGAGCCTGACCCTGACTTAAAGAATCTACTTTTCTGGAATTCTCTCAAACCCCTGTAGATACTACCCCTCTATATATATAATATATAATATATAAATAATAAATATATATAAATATATATAATATGACGCAGTTTTCTGACATGTAACGGCATGTTACGAATTCCAGTTTCTCTACTTTTCTCCCTCAGTTTTTATAAAGGTGGGTGTATGTTTTTCAAAAAACGGCGAAAAACTGGACACTTTGCCATTTTCCCCTTTTAAATCAAATACTTAGGGTGTCCAGTTTTATTTTTCGATTTTTGGACACTTGGACACTTGACTCTGTTTCTCCAGTAAACACTGATGATTTAGAAATTGGACATGTCCTGGATTTTTGGACAGGTGTCCAGTTTTTTGGACACTTCAAGATTCAGGGCTATTTTGGTATAATCTCTATGTAAGGATTTATGCCTTACTTTTTATCCACCTATAACAAGAAAGAGACTAACTAAATGGCATCACCCATTAGTAAGCTCCCGCTGAACGAGTTGTATTTAAAGAAAATTACACTTTCCGTAGAAGCGGCTATCCACAAGCTAGAAGATTTCTCCCGGATCAGCCCTGACTACTGTAAGAATGTGTGCAGGCTTAAATGCAAGAATCCTAGGGGAGCATCATTACTTCAGAGCCAAGAGCTCGACATCCTCATCATTCAAGATCATGCAGCGCCGAAGGGTAAGTTCGATCGTACTGATAACGCTCAGGAACTGATACAGAAAGGTATCATTGAGTTCATCTGCCAAAAGGCGGGGTTCCAAGGGCTTCGGTATCGAATCACCAATTTGCTGAAGTGTGCTCCGAATGATATAGACTTCCCTAAAGGTAAGAGCCCGACGGTCACTGTACTGTCGAAGTGTAAGCCCTATCTTTTAGCCGAGATCGAGAGGACCAAACCTAAGGTCATCATCAGCCTTAGCACTGCAGTAACCAAGGCACTAGGCTTCAAGAAACACTCGAATACTGGTAACCGTGGTGAATTCGTAGGTAACGTACTGATCACCTTGCACCCTAGAGTGCTGACGATGATTCGTCAAAATGCTAGTGGTAAGCTGTGGGGTAACGACTATTTCAACGTCATCAAACGTGACTTTGAAAAGGCTGCAAACATGGCTAGAGGTAAGTTGGTAATTCCTCCGGTGGCAGAAGGCATTGAACGTCAGCGTAAGAACATCCGTATTACTCGTACTATCGATGACGTCCGCCGTGTTGTAGAGACTATCGCTAATCTCCCTGAGCGTTCGGTTATCAGTATGGATACTGAGACTAATAGTCTTGATGGGTTGAGTGAAGGTGCGAAGCTACTGACAATACAATTCGGTTGGCGAGACCCCGAAACTAAACAATTTGTAGCAGCAGTGATACCGTTGTGGCACAGAGCCAATGATATGTATAGTGCAGATTTGGCGTGGAAGCTGGTCGTGCCGATCCTGCTTAATCCGCGCATACCCAAGGTTTTACACAACGCAAAATTCGACATTTTGTTTATCTATCACACTACGGGTGTGAGAGTGGAAGGATTCGAGTTCGACAGTATGTTGCTCGCACATGCCCTTGACTCCGGAATACAAGGATGTCTATCACTTAAAACAATGGTTTGGGACTGGTTTCCTGAGCTTGGTTTAGGGGGATATGAAGATTTATTGCCGAAACTTACAAAAATAAAGAAAACTGACGAAGGATTCGATGAGAGCGATGATGAGGAATTAGATGGCTAGACCTGTAGAAGACCTTACTGGTCAACGGTTCGGCCGGTTATTAATTCTGAGACGTTGCACCGCAGAGAATTACGTCAGACCATACTGGGTATGTAAGTGTGATTGCGGAGCCGAGGTTAGTCGACGAGGTAGTCGAATGATAGCAGGTCATACTCGTTCGTGTGGATGTCTTCAAAAAGAAGAAGCTGCTACTAAACATAAGACCCATGGGCATGCCTTAGGCAGGCGTTCCCCGACGTACCGGACCTGGCAAAGTATGATCACTAGATGCACGAACAAAAATCACCAGGCCTACCATAACTACGGAGGTCGAGGGATTATAGTCTGCGATCGTTGGTTGGATTTTGAAAATTTCTTAGCAGACATGGGCGAACGTCCGGGTGATAAAACCTTAGATAGAATCAACAATGACGAAGGTTATGGGCCCGGGAATTGTAAATGGTCTACTAAAGAGGAACAATCCAATAATCAAAGGACTAACGTAATCTTAGTTCATAAAGGAGTTTCTAAAACGCTCACGGAATGGGCGAAGTCCTTGGACATGAGCGTAGATGTTCTTTGGAAAAGATTCAACATCAGCAAATGGTCTGTAGAAAAACCTTAGAGACGCCTTGGCAAATAATAGTAAGAAAAGACGATTAAGCGAATGACCACAATGACTCAAGAACTTGTAGATAAAGTGGTAGAACTTAGACGACGAACAGGACAACCTGCGATACATTGTCGTAAGGCATTAGCTAGATGCGAATGGGACCTATCTCAGGCAGAGGCCTTCCTAAAGAATTTCGGCTGGGATAGTCACGGGTTTGAACGAGATAGAAGGTGGTTAGATAATGGCGGATATTAAACGATATCAATTAGTTTTGGTCAATGGAAGTATTCCAGAGATGAGAGAACACTTTAAAGGTAGCTACGTTGACTACTTGGAATACGAAAAGTTGGAAGACGTCAGCAACGCCAAGAGTGCAATGATCGAAATCCTTCGTAGGGAACTTGATCAAATGCGTCGTATGGCAAAAGTTAGGGGATGGGGGTACTTCACGGAGGCACCGAATGACTAAGAGTCTCTTAAAGCGGATTCATGTTAACCAACATAACATCCGTGCTAATAAGAAGAATAATAATACCGAGTTGCCGGTGTTTACCATCAAGACTTATAAAGAAAATCTGATTGCCAATTCTGTGACAATAGACGGGCCGAGTGTCATGGTTTATAGACCGGATGACCCTCTTAGTTGTGGGGCACACTGTTGGCTCGAAACAAGAGCTCCGGTCCAGGTCCATGGCAATGATGGATCTATAAAGGAAGTGTAATGGCTATTAGAACAACTAAAACAGCACCAACTGAACCAGTCAAAGCAGTTTATAAGACGTACGAGGATTTCGAGGCAGAAGAGTTGTATTTATACGCAGGACTTGACTGTATTGTAACCTCGACCCTGCTGGAACGTATCTTCCCATTCCTAGCTGAAGAGCCCGTGTACTTTGTGCCGGGTAAGGACGGCAGACCGATACCAACTCACTCCAAGAGTATCCTGGAGACGAATGAAGAGATTACGAAACTGGCCTTTGAGTACATCCTTGACATGGAGATCAACGGCCTGAAGTACGACATAGCTAAAAACCGTGAGATTAAAGCACGGATGGAAGCAGAGATCGCTGATCTCGAACGCAAGATTTTTGACAGCGGTAAAGTTCCTCCGAATATAAACTTTGACTCCGGTAAGGAGATGGTTGAACTGCTGTACGGCCAGTTAAAGTTTGAACCCCCGTCATTCACGGCTTCCGGAGAACCGAGTACTGATGGTGAAGCTTTGCTGACTCTTGCAGGACTGAATCCTCTGAATCCCCCGAAGGACTATAAAACACCGGATCCAGAGCTTCAGTTCTTGGCGTATCTTGCAAAACGTAAAGATATTAACTCAACCTGTAACACTTTTATCAGAACGTATGTTGAAGACTTTGTTAAACGTGATGGTAGAATTCATCCGTCATATAATCTCCACGGCACTAGTGGGTTTAGGATCTCTGGTGATAGTCCTAATCTTACTCAGCTCCCTCGTCCTAAGCATGGATATAACATACGGGAGTGCTACGGGGTTGATAATGGCAATGTTTTCATAGCATTTGACTTCAGTTCAGCAGAAGTAAAGATCGTTGCAGCACTGTGCAAAGACCCGGCAATGTTGAAGGCTGTGGAGGAAGGTCGAGACTTCCACTCATCCTCTGCATCGCTTATGATCGGCGTAGATTATGAAGAAGTAGTGCGGGTCGTCGGTGATAAGAACGATCCGAAGCATAAAGAGTATAAACACTGGAGACAAGTTGCAAAAATATTAACGTTCTCGCTAATTTATGGCTCATCAGCCGGTGGCATTGCAATGCAGTTGAACGTAAGCAAAGATGAAGCTCAGCGTCTGATGGACCTGTTCTTCAAGGCTTACCCGAAAATGCTTGAGTTCATCGATAACGCACACAAGATGGCTACCTGGAATCAACGAGTTGTTACCGAGTTCGGTCAACGTCGTCAAGAGTATGGTACTTATAAGTGCTTCGACCGTACGGCTGCCAAGAATGCAGCTCTGCGTAACTCGGCAAACGTCCTTGTTCAATCTGCGACCTCGACCCTTGGTCTTATTGTGTTTGCTCATCTGAACCGGGCTATCAAGAAGATCGGCGGCAAGGCTATCTGTACCGTGTACGATTCTTGTGAATTTGAAGTGCCACAAGAGAAAGCAGCAGAAGCGATTGAGCTGTGCTTCTATTACCTCAATGACTTCCCACAGACTATCTTCCCGTGGCTGACACTGCCGATCGGCTGTGATGGTGAACTGGGTCTGAACTGGGGTGAATGTGAACACGTTAAACGTGGTATCACTCAGGAAGCATGTAACGATATTATCTATGGATTAAGGAACGCAGCATGAACAACGAAGATTGGGCGGAAGCCCTTAAAAATGCGTTTTTTGAAGGGTACAGTAGTTACGCCACCCCAGCTAGTTCCTACAACACCGTAGAGGAAGCTTGGGAAGAAAGCACGACCAAACACTTCTACGATTCGCTGTTACAAGAAGACGAATGAAGTACCGAGCCCCTTAACCGGGGCTTTTTGTTTTATAAAACTATAACTAATACAAGAGAATAATATGAATCAACAACAACGTAAGTATGTAACCCAACGCGTCAACCAAATCTTTCAAGCCCGTACGGCACGGATCAACCAAGAGTACATGGATAGTGAGTCCCGGCGCGCCGCTACCCAAGTTCACCCTCAATACCCAAATTATAAAGATATCGTACTTAAGTTGGCGGGATTCGAGTCGCCCGTAGTACTTAAAGCTGAGGGTACTGAACTTGAAACTCTTATCCGAAATATGGATAATGGAATGCCAACCACCCCTAGACGTCGGGTTCAGCCTAATTTTCAAGGCTTTGTACAGAATGTGCACTATTATCCAAATCCCACCGGACTACAAACCTTGGTTTACCCCTTGAATCGGGCTGAAGTAGACGCATATGAGGCTGAAATTGAAGCATCCGAACAACGTCACAGGACTCATGTCACCGACCGCATCGCTGCGTTAACTCTGGCGTATAACCGGTGCATGGACGCTATCATGCTTGGCGAATACTCGGAGCAAATTCAAGCCGCAATTCACTCGTTTGAAAATATGGAAGTATGATGGAACTTAAGCTATTTAACGAAATTCCCAGAGCATCCATTGAAGGTGTTATATGGGATCCTGAAGCTTACGAAAAAGATCCTAACTGGGAAACTACGGGGCCGTTCAAACCTGTTATCGAAATCCGAAGTGGACGGTATGTACTCGTTGAAGATCTGGGAACTAAGAATGAGTTTATTACTCCTCTGGAACCTGGGTATTTCATAATCCACAGCACGATATTCGGCTATGAAGCCCTTACTCCTAGAGAGTTTGAAAATCTGTATGTAGAGGCACAGGATTAATTCAACAAAGTCGTAATCTTTGGTATAATTAATATAGACACAGAAATATGCTTCCGCTTAGTCCAGTAGGTATATTCAGCAGAATATGACCGAACACTAGTATCGCAATTTCCTCGTCTTCAGTTTTGGCACGAGAGGTTGTTTACCCTATCAAGTAGTACGTCGGCTCCTAGTGGTGGAGTGCAGAGAGCTATGAGGTAGAATCGCAATCTTTCACGCCGGTGTTTTAATGTATATAGTAGTAAAAACTACGGGGAGGATGTTACATCCTCCTATCGTATTTCGGTCGTCTAATACCCTTCGCTGCGCTCAGGTACTGCGAGACCGAGACCCCTGAGGTCCAACGGGATTAAAACACTACCCACCTTTTTTTAACCAACGACAGAGAATAAGAATGTCAGAAATCCTTACTTCAGGTCAAAAACTCGTCGCAGACAATACTCCGACCGCAGGAGAGTCCACGAACAGTGACCAGTGGATCAAAAGCCGTCTGTGCTTCTGCAATGACGATGCCCCTACGGACTGCCGTTTTCATAGCCCTAAAGAAGCGGGCTGGGAACAGTGCCCCAACACCGAAGCCGGCCGAGCCGGTAAAGCCAAAGGCCGGTGGCTCTGGATGAGAAATCCTAACTTCGGTAAGATCAGCGAAGCAGCTGAAGAATCCCTCCTCGTCGATCCTGATTAACGATGTCTGGAGATTTTGTTAGCCTGGAAGAATTCATCTCTGAACAGGGTCCGGAATTCCAGGAAGAGTTGAAACGGGTAAAGTTAGAAATGATGCAAATGCCTACAGAGAAATATATGGAAATGTTGGAGATATTCTTACCCGTAGGCTTTCGTCCATCTGATCAATAACTAGAGTGATTTTTGGTATAAATATAGTAAGCCGAAATATTGGCCTATTTTATAACTTAACTTGAAAGAGAATTATGAAAAACGTCCGCATCAAACTCCTCTTCGCAACCGCTTTCGCTGCACTGGCAATGGTCGGCTGCTCCAAGCAGGAAGAAGTGAAAGAGAAGAACCCGGTCGTGCCTGAAGGCCAGCGTATCAGCTTCCAGGTCCTGGAAGATGCACGCTCGACCTCCTATGCCAACGGTGTTGTTGTCGCCAAGACCTACGTCCGTGACAATCCGCGCCTGGACGGCATGAACATCGTCGGTCACCCGGACCAGGTGCAATCGGATACCTGCCCCCAGGGCTCCGGCTGGACCAACGTCTCGGCCATGAAGACGGACACCGACAACCCGGACGCCAAGGGCAAGCCGACCATCATCAAGGAAAAGCTGATCTGCAGCACTGTGTCGGCCAGCATCGGCTGCTTCCGTGAAGAAGACTTCAAGAAATCGAAGTACTCGGGCCAGGAAGACGCCTGCAACGTCCACCTGCCGTTCCCGCTGCCGAAACTGGTCGGCCGTGGTTAAAAGAGCTTAGGCTCTCAAAGAGGAGGTGCCCTAGAGGCACCTTTTTTTACCCTCAAATTAAGCTATAATAATTACCCGCGTCTATAAAATCGACCGATAGAATTCTAGCAACACCATAATAAATACTATAAAAATAAGAGAATAAGAACTGATGGAACCGAAACTGAATCAGACGGCTGCAGCCGTTGAAGATGCACTGATCCCGAACATTCTTAAACCTACTGAAAGTCTTAAGGTAGTGTACCCTGAGGCAATCGACTTTACCGAAAAACAGCTTAAGGTGTTCTGGCTGCCGGGTGAAGTTAAGGTGGAGAAAGACATTCAGGATATCCGTGTCAACATGACACCTGCCGAGAGGCATGGCACCCTGACTACCCTAAAGCTGTTTACCTTGTACGAGCTGAAAGCTGGCGCAGAGTATTGGGGAGGTAGATTTAAACAGAGATTCCCGACGCATGAACTTCAGCGTATGGCTGCTACGTTCGCAATGTTCGAACTGGCAGTGCACAAGCCGTTCTATGCAAAGATCAATGAACTTCTGTTTTTAGATAACGATGATTTCTACGCAGCTTACAAACAGGATCCGGTTCTGAAGGCTCGTATGGACTTTATCGATCAGATCATCGATCATCACGACGATCTGGTTTCGCTGGGTGGATTCTCTCTTATCGAGGGAGGTATCCTGTATAGTGCATTCGGATTCCTCAAGCATTTCCAGTCGAGGGGCAAAAACAAAGCCCTGAACGTTGTGCGTGGCATTAACTTCTCAGTGCGTGATGAAAACCTGCACTCCATTGCCGGAGCCTGGACTTTCAGAAAGCTACTGGCTGAGAAGAAGGAGTTGATGAGCGCTGAAGACTTTGCTACTTATTCGGCAGAGATTAAAGCCCTGATCCTCCAAGCTGCAGAGCAAATCCTCCTGCATGAAAGCTATATTGTCGACGAGATCTTCTCCCAAGGTGAAATCGAAGGCATCACGGCTCTGCAACTGAAGAACTTCGTTAAGTCCCGTATTAATCTGGTTCTTGTCGAGCTCGGTTACGAGAAGCTGTACGAAGTTACTTATAACCCGATTGCTGAATGGTTCTACGATTCGATTAATTCGTTTACGTTTAACGATACTTTCAGCGGTGTTGGTAATAGTTATCACCGAGAGTGGTCGGAGACCGACTTCCTTTGGAAGCCTAAGTCCAAAAGCAATGAAGTAACCGAATAATAATAGCAACTAAAAATAGAATAAGAAAATGGCAAAAACGATTTACGACAAACTTTCCGAAGAACGTAAGAATCTCCAAGCAGCAGGACTAATACCTGAGTGGTACACCACCGCAGGGTGGCAGATGTTCAAAGAGAAATACATGTACGATGCGTCGAACGTTAAGGAGCAGTTCGAACGTATTGCTAACACTGCTGCTAAGCATCTCCGGAAGATTGACCAAGAAAAACTGGGACGTGAGAAATTCTTTGAGCTTCTCTGGAAAGGTTGGATGTCCCCGAGTACTCCGGTGCTCGGTAACATGGGCACCAACCGAGGTCTATCTATCGCTTGCTCCGGCGGTAGAATCGGTGACTCCGTCTATGATTTCTACGCAGCTAGACTTGAGACCGCAGTCCTTACTAAAATGGGTTTCGGTACATCAGGTTATTTTGGAGATATTCGTCCTCGTGGGAGCTCGATCTCGGTAGGTGGTAAAGCTTCGGGTATGGTCCCGGTGTGGCAAGGTTTCATCGATGATATGCGCAAGATTACTCAAGGTCAAGCCCGTCGCGGCAGCTTTGCAGCGTATCTGCCTATCGATCACGGTGACTTTGACGAAGCCGCTGACTATACTATGGCTGAGACCGATGACGCAAATATCGGATGGGTGATTAAGAAGAGTTTCATCGAGGATCTGAATGACGGTCTGCCTGAAGCAACTCGACGCTTTCAGAAATCTCTGAAGCTCAAGATGACTATGGGTAAGGGCTACTACTGCTTCATCGACAAGATCAACGACAAACGTCCTCCGATGTATGTCAAACACGACCTGTACGTAAACGCTAGTAACCTCTGCGATGAAATCACCCTGTTCTCGGATGCTGACCATACTTTCACCTGCGTTCTGTCGTCCATGAACGTATCGAAGTGGGAGGAATGGAAAGATACCGATGCAGTATTCTGGGCTACAGTATTCCTGGACTGTGTGGTTGAAGAGTTCCTTGAAAAGGCTCGTAAGATCCCAGGTCTGGAAAAGGCAGTTCGGTTTACCGAGAAAGGTCGTGCACTCGGTCTCGGGCAGTGCGGTTATCACACCCTTCTGCAGAAGAAGCGTATCCCTGTAGAAGATATGCGTGCATACTTCCTTAACCGGGAGATTGCAAAGCACATCAATGATGAGTCCCTGAGGGCTTCTCAACATATGGCAACGTTGCTGGGTGAACCTCTCTGGTGTGAAGGTTTTGGCGTTCGTAATACCCACCGTATTGCTATTGCACCGACCAAGAGCACGGCATTGTTGATGGGTGGAGTTTCCGAGGGTATCAACCTCGACCCAGCAATGATTTACACCCAGACTACCGCAGCGGGTGAAGTTGCCCGTATCGTGCCTGAATTCCTGGAGTACATGAAGGAAAAGGGCATGTACAACAAGGCTGTTATTAAACGCATCCTTGAAGCACGTGGCTCGGTTCAGAACGAAGATTGGATCCCGGACGAAGATAAACGGGTATTCAAAACCGCGTTCGAGATTAATCAGGAAGCACACATTCGTCAAGCTTCCCAGAGAGCTCCGTATCTCTGTCAATGGCAGTCCTTTAATCTGTCGTTCTCGGCAGAAGAGGATCCGGCTTGGATTGGTCACTGCCACCAGATGATCTTCGAAGATCCTAATATGCTAGGGGCTTATTACATTACCACGCAGTCCGGAGTATCGGGCTCGAAGGAATGTGAGTCCTGTCAATAAACAAGGCCCTCTACGGAGGGCTTTTTATTTAGGTAAATATGGCTAAAAGAAAACCTACTGAATCAAATAACTTACCAATAATACTCATAAAAACCTCAATTCCTAACTGGGATAAATACGGTGATTTGACCGTAGAAGTGTTGACACTTAATATAAGTACTAATAATATGAGGGTTCGCCTCTGCCAAGAATCCGTAGAGAAAGTAGGTGGGAAAGTGGTATTGGAATTACCTGCCACCCAGTTCTTCGAACAAATGAAAATTGTCCCCATATGATTTTAGGAAAACCGGACCTCAAAACCAAGAGTCGATACGAACACTTGATATCTACTTCTTGGGAATACACATTCAGACCACCGTTTCCCTACCGGCTATGTGCTTCACTACTGGTAAACGGAAACGAAGAAGTTAAGTCTGTTGTAAGGGACTATCGGGAACTTAACATAAAGTTTGGTAGCCTCGTAAGTATGTACTTAAATCTCGCCAAGGAAGTCTCTACCCTGGAATTCGAGAACAAACTCTTAAAACAAACGCTGTTAGAAAAGGAAAACACAGAATGAACGCAGAACAATTCGCATACTGGGTCCAAGGTAAATTCGAGGACCGGAACGTTGGTGATATCAGCCATGAGGAAGCTCTGAAGATTATGAAAAGCATCAAGGAGCACGTAGCTACGGTATTTAAGAAGGTGACGCCTTCTGATAGGATTGAAATTGAACAGAGGCCTACACGAGAAGCTGATATCAGTGATCTGACCAGAGGAGATTTTCCCGAGAAGGATTCCACCCCGGCTGAATACCGTTGGCCGTTCGATTATGATAGGCCGGGTCACTGGTTCAGGTCCCAAAGCCCACTCTCCTGTTAATGAGTACTCCGACTTATGTATATCGGGTCGGAGTTGATCCGGCCTGGAAGAATCTCGGGGTAGCTCTGGTTAAGGAGAATTCGGAAACCCATGAAATCACGTTGGTGAAATCGTGGGTTATGAACCCGTCTACCTTCAAGTCCATACCGGATTTTGTTAATACACTAGGTTTAACGGTAGTAGAGGCAATAAATGAAGATGATGACGGTGATACCGACCTCGTATCTGTAAACGTTGAACGTTTCGTTGCTTACGCAGGAGTGTCTACCTCAGAGACCGAAAACATCTGTATGATTATCGGAGCTATACAATATCTGTTCCGCGACCTGGAGATGGGGTTACACCGAGCCATAGATTGGAAAATGGACATGGTAAAGGCACTTCATAAGAAGAAGAAATTCGAAAATCCGAGCTCTAAGCTTGACAAGAAGTTCTCCATCGCCGCAGCTAAAGCCTGCCTCGACCACGAACATACCTTTGCCACAGACCACGAGGCGGACGCGGTTTGCCTGGCATCTTATCCGGTTATAACGAGAAAATGACACCAGAAGAATCCGAGTTGGCCAGAGGTGCTCACGAAACCTTGGCCCGAATACTCAAGAGTAATAAAGAAGCCGCATGGCAACGGCATTGTGACATCGCCCAGGCCAATATGGAAGGTGGACTTCTGAAATGGAAAGAAGCTAACGAGGCCGCTTGTAGAGTTATGATGAGTCTGTTTGGAGTAGATACTTCACCTCAGTTCATCGAAGTTCTCAAACAAAGAGCACCTGTGCCGAAAGCGATAGTTGAAACTCTGAAACAGCAGTGATACAATTGCCTGATTATAACAAAGGATCTTAATATGTTTGATTTTCTTAGAAGTATGTTCGGCATTGTTTTCGGAAAAGTGAAATCGCCGATCCCCACTTTGAAGGCTAAAGTGCCAGAGTTTCAGGAGGTATATCCTGACGGGACTGGGGGTTTCTCAACCGAAAAGGTATCTGAACAGGTAGTTTCTGTTGTACCTAAAAAAGAACTGACTGAGATTGAAAAAATAATTCAGCAGTTTAATCCCCGCAGAGATATGATCGTCATGAGTTACGTAAGACGTGACAAACTTACCCCGGGGGAAAAAGACTGGCTCGATTCACTAGGTAATAGAGTCCATTACTTCAAGGATAATCTTCTGGTAAACTCTGCCATTGTCAGTTGTATGTAAGGCCCTGTTACAAACATTAAGAATACTGTAATGTTCGAGAGACACTTGGAGGTTTATAATAACAGCATGAACATAAACTATGAGGACACGAGCTATGTATGAATCCCTTTTAAGAATACTAAAAGCCCTTACCTCTATTAAGATTTCTCATAGGAAAGTTCATAGTATGGCATTATGCCTTAATATAAACGATAATAAGTTAAATATAAACTTCCAAGGACACTTGAAAATGGCTTTCATTCTTAAAAACACTGAATTTACTACTATCCACGCCAAAGGTTTCGACGACCAAGGCTCGGAAGTAGCTTCCGCACAGTTTAACTGGGTCAGTTCGGATCCCAGCATCTTGGCTCTGAGTGCAGGAGATGACTCTAAATCGGTGCGTGCTACTACGACCGGCACTCCGGGTAATGTTACTATCACGGTTTCTTGCGGCAGTGCTTCTGCAGCATTTGACATCGCCGTCACCACTGGTGAAGTAGTAACGATTACTCTGACTGCAGACACTCCGACGAGCCGACTGTAATCTTTCAGTAAAATTTTGTTACACAATCCCTTCACAAATATAAAAGTAGTGCTATAATAAATGTATATGAACACTTCAAATAAACGCCCCAATCCTTCAACAATTAAAGCTTCCTTCAAGGCAGCCAGTATTGTTGCGCCCGTAAGTTTTGTGAATTCGTATAATAGTGAGGGGAACGGTCTAGCTTAATGTAACCACATTAATCAGCTTTTAACCGAACCCACTCTCCCACAAGGTCAGTGGGTTTTTTCTTTTCGGGATGTAGGCTAGTGGTCAAGTCGCCTGGTTTGGGGCCAGGAAGCCAGAGGTTCGAATCCTCTCATCCCGACCAATTTAAGGAGCAGCTATGGTTTATAACATAGTTGGTTTCGCAGTAATGATGCTTGCGATGCTATATATCTCCATCGTGTACGCTATATTTGCATTGGATACACTGGGGAAGTACAACATCGGTGGTGTACCTAACAACCTCCGTGCAAAGATCGGAGTGTTGGTAATAGGATTTGTCATCGGTATGCTTTGGTGGAAGTTGATTCATAATCTTCCGTTTACAATCCACGTTTCAAGCAGCGTATAAAGTAAAGTTTCAGATCCCCAGTAGCTCAGCTGGTAGAGCTCTCGGCTGTTAACCGAGTGGTCGCACGTTCGAACCGTGCCTGGGGAGCCAATAATAATAAATATAGTGCTAGAAAATTTTAAGAATACTAAGAAAAGAGGCGACGCAGGTGTCGGTAGCGCTATAGCATGGTTTACTCTTCAGGGTCTTACGGTATCTATTCCATTGACGGACAGTCAGGATTATGATTTAGTAGTAGACATCGAAGACAGGCTATGTAGAGTTCAGGTAAAGACAGTAACTTATAAACCCGACGGGAAAGGTAATTACTGTGTAAATCTGCGGGTGATGGGCGGTAACAGTCATTGCCTTACTAATAAGTCCTTTGATAAAACTAGAGTAGAGTATGTGTTCGTATTAACCAATGACGGGGACAAGTATTTTATCCCTTCAGAAGTAATAGATGCTACTACCTCTTTTTCACTAACAAATAAATATGAAGAGTATAAAGTAAGTTGAGCCGGGATAGCTCAGTTGGTAGAGCACACGACCGATAATCGTGGGGTCACAGGTTCAAACCCTGTTCCCGGTACCAGATTAACCTTAACTAGTGAGGTCAAATTGAAATTGACGCCTAGAGGTATTGAACGAGGCCTTCCTCGTCGTTTTGAAGTAAAGAACAACAAGTGGTATCCCTGCCCTGGATGGAACAGAGATCCAGACCAACGGAAACACAGATTTGATAAGTGGAATAAGCTTAAGTGGGACAGTATAGGACGTCCAGACGTTTACCGACTCTATTGGAGAACGCATCCAGAAGCTTATGCAAAAATGACTGGTGGGAAAACGCCGTGGTAAAATCCCTGGAAGATCGTTTGAAAGCTCTCGGGGATTTTGAAATCCCTGAAAACGCAGCGGAGTTAGAAGCTGCTAATCCTCAGATGGCCGGCGATTTAGGTATGGTAAAGAAGCCGGAGTTTGGACCTGGTAAGCTGAGAGTAGACGTATATGATGCGTATTTAGAGGAGTACGGACCTTACGAACATATCGTGTTTAGACCTATAGGTCACCCTGTAAAACATTGGGATAATCATTTGGTCACTGCAAGATCTCTTGGGAAACAAGGGGACCTTGTGGAAACTGATAAGTACGTGTACAATGTTCTCAGTTGGGACGAGTCTAAGACTCCCCTACAGAATAAATTGTTTTAATTGATTAATCTTGGAAGCGTGGTCGAGTGGTTGATGGCTCTAGTCTTGAAAACTAGCGGCTCAGAGATGGGTCCGTGGGTTCGAATCCCACCGCTTCCTCCAACTAAATAATCATGTACGTTAAGACAGCGGAACGTATATTGCAGATAGCAATAGTCACAATGGTTTTATTGTTGTTAAAAGTATCGTGTGATAATATCTACGGACATAAACAATACACCTGCGTCGATGGGTATCTGTATGAAACAAAGAATAAGGCCTTATATATTCAATCTAATAAATTCGGACCTATAACTTGTGAAACATCAAATTTTAAAATAATTAAATGACTAAAAAAGTAGAACAACAAGCAGTGCCTCAGATGAAACCTCTCGCATATGCAGTGAAGTGGATCTGTGAAAATTGGAAGTATTTAGCGCGCTAAGCCGATAACGCAGCAATTGCGTTGATCTCAAACCGCACCCGATCCGGCAGGGTGTAGAGTTCGTTAGTAGGGAAGGTCTTACTCCTAGTGGTGGAATCTGCTAAGAGATTCTACTAAGCGACTCATTCTTTTAACAAACAACGGATGTCATGGTAAATATGGTTAAATCAGCTGCCTGTAGAGCAGTCGCCTTCATGGCTTGGGGGATCGTGACCCTCGGCATCCACCATTATAAGGATTGCTATGAGAAAAGTAGCGATTTTGCAAGACTGTTGGAACTATGACGATTACAGTAATTCTCAGCGTATAATTGAGAAGATTACCGATTTCACAGAGATCAGTGAAGAAGATTACCACCTTCTGGTGAACGCCTCGCATCAACAAGGCTTTACCGTAATCCATATGCCTTCAAATACTCAGGAGTTCATAACGAACACTGTGCAGGCCTATCTCGAAAAGATTAAGTCCGAAGAAGAGAAACGTAAGAAAGAAGAAGCACGACGTAAAGCTATACGTGAAGAGAATAAGCGTAGGCAAAAGGAAAAAGAGGAAGAGGCCGAGCGTAAGAAGTTAGAAGAACTCATACGTAAACATGGTATTCCTAAATTAGATCCTGAAACATAACAAGGACACGTAGCTCAGACGGTAGAGCACTCGACTGAAGATCCTGGTGTCGGTGGTTCGAATCCAGCTCTGTCCACCAAACGAAAGGCAAATAATGAGTTGTGCTTACTGTGATGTATCTGGGGCGAGAAACCCCTGTGGGTCTAGGGGTGAAGCCTATAATTGTGCCAATAACGAAGACCCGGGCTCTTGCCTGGATTTCAAAGCTAAAGACGTAGCTGCATGGATTCGATCCCGGGCGTGGGATGATACGGAACTCTGGGCAACAGCAAGGCTTATCGAAGATAGGCTTTAAATCAACAAAGACTAATTCTTTGGTATAATAAATATACAGCGACTGAAACATATATCACTCTCAAGTCCGGAGCGGCGTGAACAAAGTTCGTAGAGAGTGACTCACAGGATCGCTGTAACTCAGAATGTTTTGGTGTGACTATAGCTTAATGGTTAAAGTCGAGGATTGTGATTCCTCTCACCTGGGTTCGACTCCCAGTAGTCACCCCAAAACATTCTCTGGTCCCTTAGCTCAGCTGGTAGAGCGGATCCCTTACAAGGATTAGGTCGGCGGTTCGAACCCGTCAGGGACTACCAAGTTTCAAATTCTGGGTGTAGCTTAGTGGTTAAAGCGGCGGACTCTAAATCCGTTTACAGGGGTTCGAATCCCCTCACCTGGGCCAAGTTTCAAACCCAGACTCGTCTAATTATCCGATCAAGACACTACCCATCGGCGGGATAGAAATGAGGGACACGGTGAACCTCTAAGGGACCATTTCAAACACGAGATAGCTCAGAGTCCCTGGACAGAGCAGTTCCTTGAGGAATCGGTCGCTGGAAAGTCGGTAGCCAGCTCTCGTGGCCATTTTCGTAACACCTTTTTTTTTAACCCTAAATAGAAAGCTAAAAATGACGTAGATTTCCGAACACACCTACAATTACGTTTTTGTCAGAACTGATTTACCCATCCCTCAACAGCTAGTCCAAGCCGGACACGCTGCATTAGAAGCCGGTGCGACTTTTGGTCGTATATCGAAAGACCCTGCTTCCCTCATCATACTTCAAGTAAAGAATAAAGCTAAGCTTGAAGAAGCAATGGCCAAGATCCAAGAGGCCGGAATCCGAATAGAAGCATTTTACGAGCCCGACTGGGACTACGGCTTAACTGCGTTTGCAACTGAACCAGTTACTCAAGAGAAGCGTAGTATTTTCCGAAAATTCAGACTCTGGAGCCAGGCGTGATTTCCGAAACCTTTGCGGATATGATGCATAACATGAGGCACTGTTATCAGTTCGAGAACGTGAACATGTATGAACATGGTTCAATGGTGCATGAATCCTTTAAACAATTTATAGCCCAGCTTGAAGGCGGAGAACAGATTGTCGATCTTCCTCCGTAGATTTACGAGATTTATGAAGAAACTAAGCACCTACTGGTCAGCTACAAAGACCTGTTTATGTACCATGTGTTTCATGATTGTGGTAAGCCTGCTTGTCAGACCATAGACGAACAAGGTAGGAAACACTTCCCCGACCACGCTAAATGGTCTAGGGAACAATACGTAAGGATCTTCGGTGAGAACGGGACTGTGCCTGAGTTAATCGGGTCAGATATGGATTTCCAGACAAAGTCTGGTGATGACCTTACCCACCTGTGGGAATCCCCCCTAGCTCCTACGTTGTATTTCACGGCCTGGGCTGAGATTATCGCTAACAGTAAAATGTTCGGCGGTGTTGAAAGCACCAGTTTCAAAATCAAAAAGAAGAAGCTTATCCAAGCAGGTAAAAAATGGAAGAAGTAGAAGAGTTGATCCTTCCGGATCCTGACTACGTTAAGGACACTGATTATGAAACCGTAACCACTCTAGACCTTCAAGGTTTAGTCCGGCATCTCAAGTCATTGAACGAAATTATCACCTCCCAGAACGAACGCATAAAAGCTCTGGAAGACGCCTTAAAGTCTGAACAAAAAATCAGAGAGGCAGCAATAGACATGGTACGAAACACTAACAAATTAGCAATAGCAGGCGGCGCATGGCCATTCCCTTCACAAAGGAAAACGTAATGTTCATTACTCATCACTACAAGGCATCTCACTTGTGTACATCTTGTACATTTAAAGGAGATAAACTTGAGCAATACCATCCGTCGCAAAACCCTCGCACTGCCGTACCACCTCCGTAACGAGTTCACCCTCCTCGAAGGCTATAAGCCTCTTGAGGGGAAGGAACTGAAAAAAGCTGACCAACACTTCCGTCGTGACGGTCGTCGTTTCTTCCCAAGCTTTTCCGCACCGAAATGGTACCGTAAAGAGCAACAGGGTCAATTCAAAGTAAAAATCAAACACGAACTCAGCAAGTTCCAAAAGAACTCTGAGTACGAAGTCCAAATCGACCGCAAGTACCAACACGGTTATTGGGACTAATCAACACGGGCTTGAGCGTAGGTTACGCCATCCTCCCTTGCACGGAGGTATGCTGGGTTTCGATTACCCACAGGTCCACCAAACAAACTACAAGATCGCAACTTGGAGGAAGATCGGCAAGCCATATCTCATGCGTGGCATTAACGCTGGCGGTAAAAATCCGAAGTTATGGGTCGAACAACTTAATGCTTAATTTAATTATTAATTTATGTGTTATAATAGTTATATGGAAAAAGAACTATTAGAACAGCTAATTAATAAGAATTTAAGCATAGTAGATATAGCCGAGCAGGCCGGGGTTACAGTTGCTAAGGTGAGATACTATCTCAAGAAGAATAGCCTTAAAACCTTGAATCTTAGTAGGAAGAACGGGGAAATACCTACCTACGAAGAATTATCGGACTGTAAATGCATTAAGTGCGGGTTAATAAAACCCATTTCAGATTTTTATAAAACTAGAAAACCTTCCGGTAAGTATTACCCGTATTCGTATTGTAAACAGTGTGCCGTAGATAGAATAAAGTCTAACAATGTAGAGCCTTTTAAGGCCTCGGCCGTGAAATACAAAGGCGGTAAATGCGTATCCTGCGGATATAATCGATGTCTTAAAGCGCTAGAGTTTCACCATTTAGATAGATCTGTGAAGGACTTCAGTATATCTAGCACCTCTTCGTGGGGTAAATACTCGGCAGTGTCCGAGGAGTTAATGAAGAAGGAGCTAGATAAATGTGTTTTATTGTGTGCAAACTGCCATAGAGAGGTTCATGATGGTATGTTGACATTACAAATTTAATAATTAGTAGAATTTATCCATTAAGATTTTCCATATTTGGTATAAGTAGAGTAATAATACTCATCAATAACTTACTGTCCAAAGGGGATCTCATGGAGTCAATCGTCAACTGGCTGTTAGTAGTAGTATTCAGCCTGACAGTGTTTTCAGTATTTGCCAATGCCCTATATGTAAAAAACGGGTGGTCAGGCTTGATAATACTGAAAGAACGAAACCGGAGAATAAACTGGTATAAGCGCATATGTGCCAATCACCGGCCCTTCTCAATATTGTTCTCGCTGATGACGATAGCTGTACTCATTGTGTTATTATCTATAGTCATGGGCTGTCTAGGATCCCCAGAGTTTTACTGGATCTGGATTATCTGGGGCTGTATTCAATCTGGATGGTTCTTAATCCTGAATTGGTTGTACTTAGTTGCAGCCTGTGAAGAGATTTCGATCATCCGTTGATCGACTGAAACTCTGCTAGTCGGGGTTTCTTTTTATCTAAGCTTGCAATTTTTTAGTAATCTGATACAATCATAGTTCTTCCAATACGGAAACGTGGCCGAGCTGGCTTAAGGCACATTCCTGCTAAGAATGCGTGTGGCTAAAACCGCACCGTGGGTTCGAATCCCACCGTTTCCGCCAACATATTAAATCCATGAAAACCCGAGTCTACATAATAGAGTCAGACCGGGGTTGGGGCTCTAAGGTCGATGAAGTAAAAGAGTTCGACACCCCTGAAGAAGCTAAAAACTTCGTCAAAGAATACAACGACAAATATAACCCTCCCGGACCAACTCCTGATTGGTACATGATCGCCCAACTTGAGGGTACGTTTTAATCAATAACGTATCATAGATATGGTATAAGTCTAGTATATAAACTGCTTAAGGATTTATATCATGCGTGCAACTCGCCCTGATGTTTCCGGCTTCGATGCTGAATTCGCGGCTCGTATCAACAGCCTTTGGGATACAATTGAAGAATCCCGTGCCGTGTCTGACCGGATCGAGGCAACGCTCCCGAAACCTCAACCAGTCACCCTCGCCTCTATGATCTTGTCCACGATCGCTCCTCGTGGTAAGCATGAGCCTTTGGACGTCATGAAACAGGGACATTGGCCTGCATGGGCGATGTTCGCCATCGAGATCGAGACCTTCCACAGGGACTTCGGTAATCGCTCCGGTGGCAAGAGTGTCCGATTCTTCAGTAGTCAGGAAGAGATGGATTTCGACATGGCAGAGGAGCATAGCCACATCGCTAACATCGACTACGCCTACTCGGCGCATGTCAAGGTGTACGAGTGGGACTTGGGCCCGGAATATAAACGTACTCAATACCTCGGATGAGGTAACAAAGACCGAGCAATTAGCGGTCTTTTTTTATCAATAAGAAGCCGGGTTTTGGTATAAGAAGAGTATACTAACCACCCGGAGATTGATATGAGCAGTACCGATTTTCCTAAAATGGGCACCAACCCGGCAACTTTGCCATGGCGTATTACTAGTGCACCTTATAAAATCGTGGGTGCCAAAGGTGAAGTGGTTGCAAATTTAACTGCACTTGATTTACCTAACGCAGAATTGATCGTTGCTTCTGTTAACAATAATGGGAAGATTCCTCTGGAAGTACAATGCATGGCTGACTGCATGGATATGGTACGGCAAGAGCTGATTGAGGCAGGGGTTATCGATGCCAATGTTGCTCCAATGTTCGTAGCAAACGCGGTCGTTAAAAAGTTGCAAGAAGTTAGTGCTGCTATTAAGGGTAAATCACCTGCCTATACCGAACTTAGTGTCAAATGACATCGTAAAGACCGAGTAGTTAGCGGTCTTTTTTTATTTAGCATGAACCGAAGAAAGGACGTAGTGTGAGCTTAAACATTGAAAACGTAAAAGACTGGACCGAAGGCGTACCAGTCGAGCAACAAGCAATTCAGCAACTGCGTAATATCGCAAAGCTGCCTATCCTGGCTGGCCACGTTGCCGTGATGCCGGACGTTCACCTCGGTAAGGGTGCAACGGTTGGATCGGTGATTCCGACTGTGGGTGCTATTATCCCCTCCAGTGTGGGCGTTAACTAAATCGGCGTCCTTAAAACTCGCTCAATTGCTGGAACCCCTAACGTAAAGTCGAGGGCAATCAGCAGCCAGAGGCGATAACGATATCGTCAAATGGTTCAGAGACTTGCACTGGATGTAACAGATCCTTGTGCAGAAGCATTATAGACATTGGTAGTATCTTGATGTAATATTGAGATATGGAAAATAATAACAAAAACAAAGCAAGATATTCCAACGCACCAATAATAAAGTGCGCATGTGGCTGTGGGGAAGATATACCTTCCTTAGACGCCCATGGATATCCTAAGACTTATGTCAATGGTCACGATAGGCCGGAGACTCCTTCTGAAAAAACCCGTGCTTCTAGAGAGTGGAATAAAAACAATAAAGAGAAGAGATATCTTAATAAGGTTAAATATATCCGAACTCTTAAAGCTCAGATTATCGAAAGTAAAAATTCCTCTTGCAATTCCTGTGGGATTAAATACAACGGTAAGAACGCGGCTATTTTTGATCTACACCATGAAGATCCGGAAGATAAAGATTTCAATTTAAGTCTAGGTGCCTTAAACCGAATATCTAAAGCTCGTGCTTTAAAAGAAGCCGAGAAATGTCTACTCCTCTGTGCTAACTGTCATAGATTAGAACACTCAGAAGAGTATTAATGCTTAACACGGCGAGCCTAGGTTAGAGACTGTTAATCTCAATGATCCTAGTGATGGTATAGTCCACCCCACCGGAAACGGCTGGATAAAGGCGATATCGGCTGCGGCATGGTCGCGGTCAAAACAACACTTAAAGCAACGGATCTTCCGGAGTCCCTGGCAGGTATTCGTTCAGCGATCGAAGCAGTAGTACCCGTAGGTTTCAACTACCACCAGAAGCATCTGAGCTTCAAATCCAAGGGTCTCCGTGGACTGGCCATCGATCGTAAGTTGAAGGCCTTGGACGAACGCTTTGATAAACTGCCGATCCTGAAGCGTTACAAGAACTTCGATTACCGTCGGGCTTGGAATCAACTCGGTACTCTCGGTGGAGGTAATCACTTCATCGAACTGTGCCTGGACGAAGACGACAACGTCTGGGTAATGCTTCACTCCGGTTCCCGTAACGTTGGTAAGACTATCGGCGAGATCGCTATCAACATGGCTAAAGAGATCGCTGCGAAAGCTGAGATCGGTCTGGTTGATAAAGAGCTGGCTTGGTTGAACGAAGGCACTACCGAGTTCAGCGAGTACGTAGAAGGGCTGCAATGGGCTCAGGACTACGCTGCACTGAACCGGGACATCATGCTGTTCCACGTCATGGAAGTCCTGGAAAAGGAATTCAAACGTGACATCTGGACCAACGACCACGCAATTAACTGTCACCACAATTATGCAAACATTGAAGAATACGGCGGAAGAAAAGTCTGGGTTACCCGTAAAGGAGCTGTCAGTGCTCGGCTTGGACAGCTTGGAATCATCCCTGGCAGCATGGGAGCACGTAGTTACATTACCAAGGGGAAGGGTAATGTCGACTCGTATTGCAGCTGCTCTCATGGAGCTGGGCGTGTGCTCTCTAGAACCGCAGCCGCCAAAGTCTTCACCGTCGAAGACTTAAAGAAGCAAACTGAAGGAGTTGAGTGCCGTAAAGACGAAAACGTTTTGGATGAAATTCCCGGAGCCTATAAAGACATCGACGTTGTGATGGAAGCTCAGAAAGATCTCGTGGACAAAGTCCATACCCTGAAACAAGTAATGTGCATCAAAGGTTAATATGCCTATCTTTCAATGCTTCAGATGCGGGAAGTTCTTACATGAGTGTAAATGTAGTCAAGAACTTTTCAATAAACATAAACGAGTAATGTGCATCAAAGGTTAATCATGAAAACCGTTTGGAAATTCCCGCTCACCATCGCCGATAAACAAACCGTAGAGATTCCGGAACACTTCACACCGTTGAGTGTCCACGTTCAGGAAGATGGTATTTTTCTGTGGGCGGAGGTCTTCACGACTAACACTAAAGTCCAAGCCATCATTAATATGTACGGAACTGGCCATGAACTTCCCGAGTACCCCGGCCGTTTCCTTGGCACGGTCATGACTCATGGAGGGAAGATGGTATGGCACGTTTATAGTGAGAGGGGTTAGATGACTAAAGTATTCTTAACGGCCGATCTCCACCTCGGCCATAAAGGCATCGTTACTTTCGACGGCGTTCACGGGACTAAACTCCGCCCCTGGGACAACGTCGAGGAGATGAACGAAGCTTTGGTGGAGCGTTGGAATGCCAAGGTAGGTATTAACGATAAGACCTACGTCCTCGGGGATGTTAGTCTTAGCAAAAGCTCTCTGCCTTTGCTTTTACGTATGAACGGTAAGAAGATCCTGGTAAAAGGAAATCACGACCAGGAAGATCTCAAGGAGTACGCAAAGTACTTCAGCGATATCCGGGCCATTTGCAAAAAAGGAAATTACCTCCTCAGCCACGTGCCGATTCATCCGGATAGTCTAACGAGGTGGAGTAAAGGGCAGATTCATGGACATTTACATGACGGTCGGGTGTTGTTGCCAGATGGTAGCATTGATAGGAGGTATATCTGTGTGTCTGTTGAACATACGGATTTTGCGCCGATTTCACTTGATGAAGTAGAAAAATTGAGGTAAATAATGACACACAAACAGATAATTGTAATTCGCAAAGATTTAAAAATGAGACGTGGAAAAGAAATCGCCCAAGGCTGTCACGCCTCTACAGCAGTCATCCTGAACTTGTTGAAAACTAATCAGGGCCTGGACGATCCTAGAGCTAAACCTTGGGTTGAAGGAAAATTCAAGAAAGTCTGCCTTGTTGTTAATTCGGAACAAGAGCTTTTGGAAATAGTGGAAAATGCTAAGAAAAAAGGCCTACTCCATGCGCTAATAACTGACGCTGGCTTGACTGAATTTAATGGCGTGCCAACTAAAACTTGCGCTGCAATCGGTCCTGATGTAGAATCTAAAGTTGATGAAGTAACTGGAGAGCTTAAACTGTATTAATATGATACACGGAAAAGATACTTTGACATTACGAGATCGTTTCGAAATCTTTAAGCAACATAAAGATCAGATCAAGACAGATTTCGAGGAATTCATTACCTCACCGGCACATCCTCTGGAAGTTCGCTGGCAGATGTTCAAAGATGCTCCGGCTGAGTTAAGTAATCGTGATAAGTTCATATATCACGGATGGGATGAGGTCCTAGACCCTACAACTCCAAGTGCCCGTATAAACTGGGTTAATGATCTGGACTCTTACGAGCAGGGTACTGAGATCAGTGTAGTGGATACCGTAGAAGAGGAATTCTCTAAACCCGAAAAGTATGACCTGAACTATCCCGGTATTAACCAAGAAGGTTTCCTCGATAAAATCAAAGAACAAGTTTTGAAAGATAATATTAAGTCGTTTATTTACGACTGGTAAAAGAAATACGCCCGCTTATCCTTAGTGGTAAAGGTCCGGCTTTGTAACCCGGGTTCAGAAGTTCGATTCTTCTAGTGGGCACCAAACACAATAACAATAAAATGAATATCGAAATTAGAGACAACGGAAACTTAAGTGCAGACACCGTGCAGATTGCTCTGCCTGACGGTGAAACCTACACTGCAAGTATGAACGAGTTATGCACGTTCCGTTTGGAAGAACTTTTACCCAAGTTAGGCCATACAGTTAAAGTCGTCCATTGGGCGTTCGAGCATGATGTCGCTGAGTTCGATAACATCAAACTAGGAAGGCAACGATGAACGACTTTACGTGGAAGGGCATTAGCCTTGGAGATACTGTGGCAACTCCGAAGACTGGATACAACGATCTTATCCGTGGGAAAGTCATTGAGTTTGGTGAGAAGATGATTGTTATAGAAAGAGTAGGACCCGGGTTCCCTCGCAAGTTCCGCAGGTACCCGGAGCAGGTAATCATAGTAGAAACTTCCACTAACCCTTAACTATATAAAGTTAAATGATCAATCTAGACAAAGTTGCAGAATATGATTTCGCAGTTGTTATCGATGGCTCCGGCTCCATGGGTACTAAGGATGTAAAAACCGGTTGGTTTGGATCCAAAACTCGTTGGGAGTCCATCGAAAAGACCGCCATTGTTTTTAGTCACGATCTAGCAAAGATCGGCAAAGGAAGTCTGAACCTTGTTATATTCTCAGACAATCAAATTAAAACATATCCAAATAGTAATTCGGATCAAGTCGCTAGCGCCTTCAAATATAACGAGCCTAACGGTGGAACCCCTCTGACAGAAGCCTTACAGGCTGCTATGAGCAGTCTGAAGGACTCAACTAAGAAGAAATTCATCATGGTCTTTACAGATGGCGAACCTAATAATCGTCAGTCTCTGAAAGACCTAATCATTAGACAGGCTAATAGCCAAGCTACTGACGACGAGATGACGATCCTATTCATCCAAGTTGGTAATGACTCGGGAGCTACAAAGTTCTTGCAGGACCTGGATGATAATCTGAAAGATGCCAAGTTCGACATTGTCGATGCCAAGACGGTGGCTGAAGCTGAGAAATTCTCGTCTACTCTGGAACTTGTGGTTCATGCTATCAACGACTAATATGAAAGACGTTGCTGGTAGGGAATTGGAGATAGGAGATGTCGTCGCTGCTACTTACGTCGGGTGTCCAGATCTAAAAATAGGTGTAGTGGACCGATTTTCTCCCAAGAAGATTATTGTGAAGTTTAAGGATAACTCCCACAAGCGTGAAAGTGAACTTGCATATCATACGGAACACAAGTTTCCTTCCCAAGTTTGTCTCCTTTCAAAGAAAATCCTATGAAACCTAAAGTCGATAGAACAGGATATGAAATAAAGGTTAACGACACGGTTCTTTTCTATGATAGGGAAGGTGCAAGTCTCATAGAAGGTTCCGTAATAAAGATTACTGAGAAGATGGTACATGTTAAGAGAGCATGGCAGGGTTGGCCACAAGAGGTTAGCAGATACCCAGAACAAGTGGTAGTAGTGAGATCAATTTCTTCTCGTTAAGTATTGCAATTCAAAAAGTCATGGTATATAATCTATGACTCTACGGGGATGTGGCTAATGGAAATCCGGTACACCTAACAGCCTTAGAAGCTGTGCTTTTACGAGTTCGAGTCTCGTCGTCCCTACCAACAAACAGAGCAAAATAAATGACAACCAAAGTTACTATTAGTCTTGATACCCCGAATCACCAGGATGCACTGGTTGAGCAAGTAAACCCTGCTGATGGTAAAGTATGGCACGGGGCTAGGCGTCTCAAAGCAGGTGAGTCTGCTGAGTTCTATGTCCACTCCAGTGTGTCTCTCCGTATTACCGAGATTCCGTCCATCACGGAACCTCAATCCAACTAATCCCCTCAACAATATCGCTATAGTTTAACGGTTAGAACCCCGGACTTTCATTCCGGCAATCGGAGTTCAATTCTCCGTAGCGATGCCAAAACATAGGAGCTCTTATGCTTTTCGTAGAAGTAAATCCTCGTAAATACAAAGCAGTACAATTCAACAAGCTCGGTGATGTGACCGGCGTAAGTCGTGGATATATTCAAACAAAACCTGGTGGTACCTATTATTTCATATCGGAGGCATGTCCTCGTGCTATGGATTGCAGATTTGCGTATATTGTCTCGACTCACAGTGGCCTTGAGGAAGTTAAGGAAGGGGACTGGGTTCTCACCGATATTAAAAATGGTAAGGTAAAAATCGTATCCAACAAGAAATTCTTGAAAGACTATGTTGGTTATCACGGAGACAACAATGGTATCCAAAATACGGAATCACCTGATCCAAGTGGATTTCTCGGGTACTCAGGTGATAATCTGACGGCGCAAAGTATTAAAACCAGAGCCATGCCATGAGAGCACTTAGGTATAAGAATACCCTTGTAGCCTCGGGCTCCCACCTCTATTCTTTAATTCGGGATAAAGCCGGGGCCTCTGCAATCGAAAAGCATTATGACGAAACCACGAAGAACTGCAAAGCGCTTTACGGCGCTGAGAACTATGAGTGGTTCGTACATATACACAAAACCTTTCCTCCTGAAAACCGTAAATCTGTAGAAAGCAATCCATGATCAATATACACCGCCAATCTGTTAACGTTTCCCGCAAAGAACTTCTGGCAAAACTGAAAGAGAACTTGGCCGTTCACCAGAAAGATTACGAAGAAGCTTGTGTCGGTTATAAAACCCTTCTGGAGCGCTCTCTCGTAGAGTTCCTTACCAAATGTAAAAGTCTTAACGAAGATGGTGTTCTGAAGTTGCAAATCCCGAACCCGTCCAAGCCCGTCAGCCACGAAAAGGAATACCGGGAAATCATCGACATGATGGAGGTGTCTGTTGACGACGTCATCAACCTCGATTCCGAAAGTTTCAAGGCTTACTTCAAAAACGAATGGGCGTGGTCCGGAAGTTTCAACGCTACTGCGACTATGTATAAGTCTGCTCTCGGCGGCACTGTCAACTAAATCTTTATAATGTGGTATAAGAAGAGAGTAGAGAAAACTCTATTCTCTTTTTGTAGATAAGGAGTTATAATGGAATTATTCCTCTGGATCTGTGCCATCCTATTCGCAATATGGGTTCTATGGATGATCTGCAAGCCCCGTCGCCCGAGCTATTCTTCAGACGGGATTGAGATCCTCGGGAGCATCATTGAGACTATTGCCGACGTAGGCGATTAACAGGAGTTATTATGAGTACCGTTGCCGTAGTAGTTTTAGCACTCGTGGTTCTGGTATGGGTCATTTACAAAAACGTGTATCGCACTAAGCTGCCTCTCGCAACCCCCAAGGCGGCACAAAGCAATAGTGATAGCGTTAATTACTATATTCCGCCGGATATGGCTTACTGGCATAATCCGAAACGGAAGTAGCATCGTTTCATCGGCGGTTTAGCCAAGTTGGTCTAAGGCATCTGATTTTGATTCAGACATTCCCAGGTTCGAATCCTGGAACCGCTTCCACAAAAGGTCTGTAGTTTAATAGGAAAAACCCGGGATTCCAAACCCCGAGACGACCGTTCGAATCGGTACAGATCTGCCACCTTTCCCCTCAACGTTCAATTAAGGAACTCAAAATGGAAGCTAAAACCTTCTCTCGTAATTCTCTCGTCTATCGTTTTCTCGCATGGCCGGATGATTCCATGTGGTTCGACTGGCCCCTTGACATCTGTCACCTCCGTCGTAATGTTATCGGAAAAATTCTGGCACTCCTAGCCATTATCTCCGTGGTTTTCACCTATTCATTCTGTGGGAGTTCCTTTCTTCTCTACCGACTCGGGTACTGGTTCGGGGGTGTTTTTGAAATTTACCATACCCGCAATGCGGCTGTAGAGATAGGAGCAGTACTTACGTTTATCACTTTTGTGATATGTGTCATGTTAGGTTTTGTCTGGGTTATCGGCCGAATCCAAGAATACTTCAAGCGCCGCAAGTGGGAACGTGACGGCCTGCCGCCGAAGCCGAACGGCCCCATCAAGGAAATGTACCTGAGCTGGAAGAACAAACTCTGCTATAAAATTGACTTTCAATAAATAGCGGATACCTGGTATAATAACAGTGTGAGGAACTTCAATGCTCCTTGCACTGTTCAAATCTCAACTTCAAATTTTAGGATTAACATGGCGAAAGTAAAGAAATCGATTACCCGTCTTCTGGCAGAGCGTAAGGCTTTGGAAGATCGTATCAACAAGGCTACGTCGGTACCTTTCATAGGCATCTCGAAAGGCATTCGTACCCCGACTGTGGTTGGTTACACCGGTCAGACCGTCGATCAGGTTTCCGATCTGTTCAAAGGAAACCTGGACAGGGTGCGAGGCCTGATCGGTTACCATAACCGTATCACTGCGGCTCTGGTGGAATCAAACGCCACTACCAAAGTCAAGATCGGTGAAGAAGAGCTGACTGTCGCTGCGGCTATCGAACGTAAAAAGTCGATCCAGTTCGACAAACGTCTGCTGGCTACGTTGATCAACCAATCGGCCCAGGTTCAGGGTCAAATCGATGTGGCAAACCGCCAAGTCGACGAAACGATTGAACGTCAGCTGACTTCCCTGTTTGGCGGCGAGAAAGCTAAGCTGACCGCTGAGCAGCGTAAAGAAACGGAGGATGCGGTTCGTGCTCAACACCAGCAAGCCCCTATCGATCCGAACAAGATCGCCGATCTGGCCCGTGCTGAAATGGAGCGCATCAGCAAGTTCGAAACCGAAATCGACTTCGTCCTGTCGGAAAGCAACGCCAAGACGGAACTCGAACTCGAAGACGAGACCTCTGTAGCCTAACGGCTTCCGCCACACCACATTAGTTGAACCATAACCTGACGAACAGGTACTCATCCGGTTCAAGGCCAAGAACTGAAAATGGCCAACCTTATTCCTTAACAGGGAATGCCAAAAGATAATGGAGCTCTTAAGTGAGCAATCGACATTTAATCGATCCGTAGATAGTATCTACTTTAAATTAAAGTCAACGTTCATTACCTCAAAGGTCAAAGGTTAAAGCTCAAACTTCAAGCTATCACAAGTTTAAAGTTAAAAGCTCAGGCGATGTCCTTATAACGACTACGCCAAACAACGCTCTTTCAAATCCATGAGTAACGTTTATGAGGGTTCAGGAATAGCCTCTATCTGTACGCATGGCTGTCAACGTTGTGGTTCAACTAATGTGGTGTGGCACAGATCCCTAGTTTCGACTGGGGATTTTTTTTTTAGCTCAATTAAGCTCATCCGTTTTGGTATAAGATTAATGTCATGTAACTCAGTTGGTAGAGTGCTAGAAGTTTTCTAGAAGTCGTCGGTTCGAATCCGATCATGATCTCCCCGAAAGGGGAGTTTATTTAGCTCAATATATTTGTGTTATTTGGTATAAGCTAAATGTAACAAAGTATCGTTACTTTTTTTTGGCCAACCGAGCTTATATGGAGACATTAAATGTCTGCAGTAACCAAACGTAATATCAGTGCATTGAAGGGCATGAAGCAGTTCGCTGTTCGTAGCCTGGAGCAACGCCAGCTCCGTCACCCCGACCACCGTTTCCTCTCGGTGGACGCCAAGCCTTTCCCCTGTCCTGTCAACGCAGTTATCAAAGCTGCTTCCGACATCGACTTCCGTGCGACAAAACCCAAGGATCTCCCCGAGGGTATGAACGCTCCTCGCAAACGGAACACCCCAGCAACGTACACTCCTCGTACGGATCTGGGCAAATCCAAGTGGGATTTCCAGTATATGGAATCGGGTAACAGCATCGCTATCCCGGTACAGGTATCGGAAAACAACGACTTCCAGTTCCGCCGTGAAGTGGCTCGTATCAAAGGTTGCGGTCGTGGGGTTCTCCGTTATCAGAAGAATCGTGGCTACGTCGATCCTGGTTTCCTGATCCAAACTTCCATCGAAGACATCGTGGTAAAGACTCTGCCTAACGGTGATCCGGTCACGAAACCGCACGTCGTCTTCTGGCGCATCGATGGCACCCCGATTGATCCTGCGTATATCGCAGGTGCAATTTAAATAACACGGTATCTTTTTGGTATAAGGAAAGTAGAGAAGAGCATATCTTCTCTTTTTGCGCTTAACTAGCCATCTCCTTTTATGGAAATCCCAACCAAGATCCTCGAAGCTTTAGGTTTCTCAAAGCCTAGAGAGGTTCTGAAGATTCACACCGATAATATCAATACTTCCCAGATCAACATGATTGAGGAGTACTGCCCACCCGGTTGCGATCCTAAGAGAACCAAGCTGGCAATCAGCAAACGTGGTCGTAAGGACAGAGGTAACTTTGTTCAAGTCTACTACCGCGCCGGTAACAAACTTGCCCCTCAGCCGACGGCCGAGGATAAATCAAATCAATTCTGGAGAGAACTCAATGAGCTCGTCGAACGAAACCAAAGCCGTGGTGAACGTCCACGCAGTCAAGAAAACCGAAACGGAAGTCGCCGCTGACAAAGCGTACTACGCCGCCAAGCGTATTCGCAAAGGCAAGACCGCCAAGAAGCGTGCAGGCTCCGGCCGTGGCCGTACGGCGTAAGCCGTGAAAACCATCGTAGTCCTCGTGTACCTATATGTTTCAGGGTGGCACGGAGACCATAAAGAAGAGTACCCTATGCCGGACTGGGCTACCTGTATGCAGGCAGCACAGTCGGCTAAGGTGGTCAACAACGACAAAGGCGCTAGTGTCTCTGTATTCTGTGCCTACAAGAAACAGTCTTAGATAAAGGAAATACCATGACCGAACTCCTGCACAAACTCTTCCCGTTCCTGGGACAATTCAAAGAACCGGCCGAGCAGAAGGCTCCGAAGGTCTACCCGTTCTCGTCGACTCGCCAGGATGCACGCTATCTGCGTCAAAACCTGCGCAACATCGCCGTCAACGTCGCCGGCAAGCACAACACCGTGCTGCAGACCGGGAAGGTAGCGTAAGAAGTAAGCTGACTTGCATTGTAGCGATCTCGTTGTTATAATGTAAGTCTCTTTGGGCCGGTGGCGCAATTGGTTAGCGCAAAGAACTCATAATTCTGGGGTTGCAGGTTCAAGTCCTGTCCGGCCTACCACAGTAATAAATCTTCGTAGGGCCGAAAGCTTAAGCCAGGTATAAGCACTCTCCTCATAAGTGAGCGATAGTCAGTTCGAATCTGACTCGGCCTACCATCCCCCTACAATTCGTTTAGGAGTTTCGCTTGGAAACCTCCAATCCCACGGTCTTGACCGTCCCCGAGATCGAAGCAATGCTTCGTATCACCACCGCACAAGTAACAATTACGAAAGAGGTCGAAGGTGTGAACCTCGATGACCTCTGCCGTAAACTGTTGCAAATGCACGAAGAGGCGGCAAACGATCCGAACATCACAGCTCGTTTTCCTCCCAGAAAGATTATCGTCAAGGTCCAGTACTCCAACAATAAAGTCGGCGCTATTAAGCTCGTCCGTATGCTCACGGGTCAGGGTTTGAAAGAATCGAAAGATCTCTGTGACGCGGCCTCGTATGATTTTGCTACCGGAAGGCATAGCCTTTACATACATGGCATCGAGCGAGATCAGTTTCCCGCAATACAGCGTGAAGCCCAGTCCGTTCAAGGAGTCTGGGTCTCCGAACACAGCTAAGTTTCACCCCGTCGAGGGCTAGGAGAAATCTTAGCCCTCTTTCTTTTCGTCCAACTAAATAGGACTCATATGAATCACTCCGTAGCAACTATCCCGCGTCGTCCGCTCGCTACCGCCGTCACTCAAGCTTTGTCGGCTCTCAAGACGGTACGTGCTGCTGCAGCTGAGGATGAGTCGACTTCGGTCAACACCGAACTCGTCGTCTCCCCGGAACTCGACGCCGCAGTCGAAGACGTCATCGCCCAAGCCAAGGCCCTGGAACTCCTGGAACCGGTCAAGGCTGAACTGCCGAAGGTCGACCTGAGCACCGTCGTCGAATTCGTCCCGGTCAAGAACAAGATCGGCCGCTACCGCATCGTTTCGACGAAGCTGCGCCAGTTCATCCATGATTCCACCGACACCGGTTTCATGTCGGAAAAGATGCTGGAATCGATCCACGACAGCGAAGAGCAGAAAGCGGCCCGTCTGCGTATCTCGCTCATCGACCTGGAATCGTTGTTCCGCAGTTTCCACGACTTCGCCTCGATCGACGAAGACGATGTCAAGTCCTCGGCTTCCGGCCTGACCTGGCCTGAGTACAAGACGATGTTCGACGACCTGAACCAGCGTTACAGCACCTGGCTGGAAATGCGTCGTGCTGCCGCACAAGCCAAACATGATGCACACATGGCTCAGTTCAACAGCGGCGTGGCTGACTACGAAAGCATGCTCGTCGGACTGAAGCAAGAATCCGTCAAGCGTCTGACCGGCACGGCGATCCCGTACGTGTTCGACCTGGGTAGCCATAAGATCGCCGGCAAGATCACCAACGCCCGTGAACAAGAGCACCCGATGATGGGTAAATGGATCGAAGTCCGTTACGAAATCCACACCCACAACGGCATCGGCCTGTCGAGCACCAACCACAAGCTGGATATCCCGATGTACGAAGGCGTATCTTCGCTGGAATCGCTCGGCCTGACCCGCCTGGATAAGTGCTCAGAAAGCGTGAAAGCCGCCCTGATCGCTCGTGGCGAGAAGTATCTGAAGCTGCACGAGAAGCCGGCGTACGTCATGTCGACTGGCAACATCACCCGCAAGGAAGGTCGCAACACGTACCAGTTCAACGCCAAAGGTCGTGCAATGGTCGACATCCTCGGCCACCGTCAGATGGACACGAACTACTACGCACACTTCCACGTGGCGGATCCGGACAACACGGAATCGGACGAATACATCCCGATGTCGAAGGTCGACGACTACATCAAGATGAGCTGCAGCCCGTACCTGTACGGTTTCTCGTTCAAGGCCAAGCTGTGGGGTGAGATGAGCGTCGACCAAATCACGGAGATCCAATTCCGTGACGACGTCTACAACAAGCTGGTCCTGGACGATGCCACCAAGCGCATGATCTTCGCCCAAGTCACCGATACCGGTGATGCGGACACCGATCTTATCGCTGGCAAAGGCGTCGGCTGCATCGCCCTGCTGGAAGGTCCTCCGGGTGTCGGTAAAACCCTGACGGCGGAAGCTGTCTCGGAAACCCTGAAGCGCCCAATCTACTACGTGTCGGTCGGCGAACTGGGTACCAGTGCTCGTTCGCTGGAAAGCAACCTGAAGGAAATCCTGGAAATCGCAGCTTCCTGGAATGCCATCCTGCTGCTGGACGAAGGTGACGTGTTCCTGGAACGTCGTGACAGCCACGACCTGGAACGCAACGCCATGGTCGCCGTGTTCCTGCGTCTGCTGGAATATTTCCCGGGCATCATGTTCCTGACGACCAACCGTGCCGACAACATCGACCCGGCCTTCGAGTCCCGTATCACGCTCTGCATCCACTACAAGGATCTGGAGTCGAGCAGCCGCTTCAAGATCTGGACAAACCTGCTGAATGCTGCTAAGATCAAGGGCATCAACACCGAGTCCATCGATCGTCTGTCGCACTTCAAGCTGAACGGTCGCCAGATCAAGCAAGTGATCAAGTCGGCCGGTGCACTGGCTCGTTTCGAGAAGCGCAATCTGAACTACGACGACTTCATGACGGTCATCCAGCAGAAGGAAGACTTCAAAAAGGCGACGGTCTATCAGCTCGGTAAGGGTCTGACGGACGACAAGGCAGCAGCGCCGAAGGCTGGCGTGTTCCGCCGTGCGTGGAACGCTCTGGTCAACAACGGCAAGAGCCTGGGCCAAGGCCAGTAAAAGCATTATGGGGGTATGGTGAAATTGGTAGTACACATCAGACTTAAAATCTGACGACGAAAGTCGTGCCGGTTCGAGTCCGGCTACCCCTACCAAAATCGGGCCGGCTAGGTTAACCCCTAGTCGGTCTTTTAACTTGTGAAGTTCTTTCAAGAATGGATATCAGTATGTCGAAGCAAGAAAAAATCGAAGCAGCAGCAAAAGCAAAAGCCCTGAAGGCAGCCATTCCAGCAGGCACTGGCCTCGTACTGGACACGACCGCGTTCGAAAAGGACTCCGTTTCCCCGGCAGACCGCTTCTGGAATATCAAGGGCACGAGCTACTACAGCCGTGACAAAGGTCTGCTGAAAGGACTGCGTCGTATTCTGAACCTGAAGGCCGGGGTGAACGAAGACGTGGCCGATATGCTGGAAGCAGGTCCGAACGACACGAACGTGATCGTCGACAAGATCGCCGCTGTCCCAGCAAAAGACTGGCCATTCAAGATCACCAAGGGCCCGGCTCACCCGCGCCTGAACGGCTAAGCTCAACAGTTTCAATAATCTCCCTAGGTATTGGTATAATATAAGTAACATAGAAATATGTATCTTTTCTTATCATTAACCAGGGATCTGAAAATGTTCGGTATTCTCAGCAATCTGACGAAGGCTGTAGTGGGCGTCGTGGTGGAAACACCGCTGGCCGTCGCAGCTGACGTCGTAACCCTCGGTGGAGTTCTGACTGACAAGAAAGAAACCTACACCGAAACCGCTGTCAAAAACGTTTACAAGAACGTCGAGAAAGCAACGAAGTAATTTACCTAGGTGGGCTTAGCGTTCCCTTAATTCAGAGACGGCGGCACGAATGCTGCCAGGAAAGAATGAACGCTCAATGAAAGCATACGGAGAATAGGGCAGTAGTGAACTAGGAACCGACAACCTAGGAATCGAAATCCGGACTTGTCATCCGGTTAGACTGGAATCCGAACGTATGTGGAAGGTGAGACGGCCCGTGGTTCGATCCCACGAGGGAACGCTAAGCCCACCTGTCAATGATTATTAAATATTAACTTCAAGGGGAAATCCTGTGTCTGCAAAGAAAGAAGTCAAAGGCGGCAAGCCCGCCCCCGTCGTTCCGGTCAAGAAAGCCAAAGTCGATCCGGCAACCAAGATCGAGCGCAATTCTGACGGTACCAAGGTCATGAAAGTGGCACGGGGCACCGAACGTCGTCGCCGTCGTGAAGGTCTGCGTCAGGACTGGAAAACCCATCCGAACGCAAAGCAAATGCTGAAACCGGGTCAACCGACCGTGGTTGAAGCAGCAGCGGCTTAATCCAAGTCGCTTTAAGGTGCCTGTGACAGAGGCTTTCTAATTAACCTCTAGATATCAATCAACGAGGGTACTATGAAATAATCCAATCTAAACCCATTTGAGTCGAGCGTACAAAAGGTACGCACTTGAGTATAGATACCAGGCCGGCAAGCTCGACACATCGGAAGAGGTTAACTAACGATTCCTAGTTCGGTGTGGCTAAACAGAGCACATCAAGCAGTACCCACCGCTCCGGCTGAATCAGTGCGGGGCGGTGGTCCAAACGGGAAGTGGCTTAGCGGTAGAGCGCTGTTGCGGGCGCCGTGCCCAGCACAGACAACAAAGGTTCGACTCCTTTCTTCCCGACCAGAATTCATTCAATGAGGTTATCATGTACATTACCTGGACTCTCCTCTTCATCGTCTCTGCAATACTCGGAGGACTCTTCGGGGATGTAGGTATGATAGCAACAGCAGGTGGTCTGTTTTCCATTTCGCTGGTTTCGGCTATAGCACTGTTAGCAACCTGGATTGACCAGGGTAACAAAAGAATTAAAAGACGGAGTTGACGAACTCTGACATATTAGTTAAAATAGTATCTCAAATGCGGGTATAACTCAGTTGGTAGAGTGTCAGCCTTCCAAGCTGTTCGTCGCAGGTTCGAGCCCTGTTGCCCGCTCCAATTTTCCTTCTTATCGCCGAGGTAGATCACAACGATCCCTCGGCGATTCTTTTTCGTACCTACACCGATTCCCCATTTTCAAAATTACTCTAAAGGCATTTCGCCATAATACGTTGTTGACGCTGCGTAAGAGTAGAGAATGAGGAATCGGTGTGGGCACGCGTCCACTAGACCAATGTTGGTCATAACTCCAAATAAATAGGAAAAATATGTTCAATCTGAATACCACCGGCTTCTCCGCTAAAGTCCTGAACCGCATGTTCCGTCAGGTCGATGGCCTGAAATGGGATCTGCAGACCGGCTCGCTGGGCGTCGTCGGCAAGGATGGCTCCATCGCCACCCTGACCAAGAACGAAGTCGCAGCCAACGGAGACACCCCGGCGTCGGTCGAATACAACATCTCGATCAACCCGTTCGACCTGTTCTCGATCGCCATCCCGGCCTTCGCAACGCAGACCCGCATCGAAAACATCAAGGAAGGCGACCTGGTCGTCGGCGCCGAGAAAATCCTGGGCTTCGTCATCGACAAGACCGACAAGTCGCTGAAGCTGCGTGACTTCGACGGCTTCACCAAGAACTACACCCCGCCGAAGACCCAGATCCTGGGCCAAGATGGCGCGCTGGTCGTCCAGTCGCTGGGTAACCTGTTCGGCGGCCAAGCTGGCGTCGGTGGCTTCCAGAACATGCTGATGCCGCTGCTGCTGGCCAACGACAACAGCACCGAAGGTCTGGACTCGATCCTGCCGCTGATGCTGTTCAGCCAACTGCAAACCACCAACCCGGCCGTCGCTGCAGACGCTGCAACCGCTGCTGGCAACCCGGCCCTGGCTGCGAACCCGATCGGTAACCTGCTGCCGCTGCTGCTGCTGAAAGGCGCCGGCAAGAAGAAAGCTGGCGGATCGACCGGCGGTGCACTGGGCGGCATCGATCCGATGATGCTGATGATGATGGGCGGCTTCGGCGGCGGCGCACAAGCTGGCGGCATGAATCCGATGATGCTGCTGGCCCTGGCCAAAGGCGGTTTCGGTGGCGATGACGAACCGGAAGCTCCGGCTCTGGTGTCGGTGCCGCGTACCAGCAACTCGGGCTTCGCTCCGGCCCTGACCCGTACCCGCTAATCCGGCGGTAACGGTCTTGCACATTGAGGCTGTTATGCTATAATAGTCTCAATAAGGCAACCAAGTGGATTGGCGACCTACTGGCTTGCACCATCCGTGCACAGACGGTGGTTGCCCCAATAGCCTGTGCAAATAGTAGAACGGAAGAGACCTTGTTCACAAGACCGGGTCTCTTCCCCATAGGTAGCGTGCCTGAGTCTGGTCCAAAGGAACGGATTGCAAACCCGTAAAACCGCAGGTTCAAATCCTGCCGCTATCTCCAATAAACATAGAGGTAATATATGTGGATGAGTAACTTCGGGGAAGCTTTTAAAGCTTTATTGGTTCTGTCTATTATCGGATTTCTTTCCGGATGTGTGGGAGTAGGATATCTGATTTACTGGCTGATCAAACACGTACAGTTCGTCTAAACGATTCGAAAGATTAAACATGAGCACGATAGGTGAAGTATTCGAAGAAGTAGGCAAAGGCTTCGAAAGCATTATCAAATGGGCTTGTATCGTTCTCATTCTCGCAGCTGGTTGCGGTCTGTGTGGTGCAGGTTTCCTCGTCTATTTCCTGTGTAAACATCTTCACTGGGTATAAAATGAAAACGAATAAATACGAAGATCCCACGACGAAAGCATTCAATGCAATTGTCGGACCATTCGTAATAGCCGCCCTTATCATCGGGGCAGGTGCCGCATCGGTGTTAGGTGCTGTCGGTTTCGGTATCTATTACGTCTGCACCCATTAATCTTATCTGCCGTTAGCTCAGTTGGATAGAGCATCAGCCTTCTAAGCTGAGGGTCGCTGGTTCGAATCCAGCACGGCAGGCCATCTTCCAAACTCCAATGAACAACGTTAAATCCAATAGCACTAAACTGCTGATGGCTCTAGCGCTTGGGATCGTATTGTCCAAATGTGGCAACGCCCCGGTAACGAGCCCGATGCCATTTCCAGCAAAGGTACAATATGAAATCCAGTAAACAATCACTGCCTAAGCCTCGTACTAAACTGCACGAGGTTTTGGCAATGAAAGCTACCAGTGGAGCAACTGGGAAACACGCTTCGACAAAATTTAAACGAGCCCCTAAGCATAAGGGTCTCAATAACCACGGGGACTTCGGTTCCCGTTTTTTTTAGTTCAATGGAGTTTAATATGAAGAAATATGCAATGATCCTTGCTATACTAATCCTGGCTGCTGGGTGTGCCAAGAAAGAAATACGTGATGAGCTTCAGGCTAACCAGGCTGCTGCAAAAGTAGAGATATTACAGTCGCAGTTGAAAACGTGCGAAAAGAATGGAGGGCTCCAACGTATCTCTTCAACCAGTAGTGGTGTTACCGTGGTATGTAAAAATGGTGTTCAAACTTGGATTTTTATTTAAGGGTTATAAATGAAGAAATACGCAATGATTTTTGCTGTTCTGATCCTGGCTGTAGGCTGCTCTCCTAAATCTGAAACTGAGGTAGAAAAGGAGAGAGTAGAACGGGTAAATTTGGCTAAGAAGAAAATACAGTTTTTACAGGAACAGTTTCATGCATGCGATAAAAATGAGGGTGTTAAAGACATCGACGGATACAACTGTTACAAAGGTGGATGTAGGGCCGTAATGATTGAGTGTAATGACGGCATGTCGAAGATCATGGATAAGGAATTTTAATGACAAAAGGTATTTGTAGAATAGGGGATTCTGTTACAGGGACATGCAGAGTTTCTGCCCCAGGTCATCCTCGTACCTTCACCGGTACTTGGAATACAGGGTCTGGAGTGGTAGAATGTGACGGCATCGGAGTCGTACGGGAGAACGACACTGGTACAACTGATTGCGGACATACATTCAAGGCCTTAGGTGGAGTCGATACTTTGAGCGGAGATGGGTTGAAGATGCAGCGAGTGGGCGATGCGGTAACTGTAGTCGGCGGTGGGGATGGAGTTTCTATCACTGGTTCGAGTAGCTCTACTTCGGAATAATCATGATAACAAAAAGTCGTTACTGGGTAAAACCTAAAGCATGGCTCGTGGTAACTCCTGAGATATCCTACAGGTTAAGAAGGGATGACTATGTGAGATATAAGGGTAGATGGCTTGTAATCTACAGAATCACAGAAGACAGTGGTATCCAGTTATCAAATTTCAAGTATGTGTGCCTGACTGAACTTGATGACTTCAAAGAATAAATAAATAAAACAATAATAGAATAAGAAAATGACAAGTGGAATCAAAGTAAAAGTAGTAAAAGATAGCATTAATAAAGGCCAGCGACTGACTACTCTGCAGCTTCGCTATCACAGGTACATCCATGGTGAGTTTATGACTCACCGAGTATTTAGCCGTAATGCTTCAAGCAGCCGTGCAATCCCCGTTAAAACGATGCTGAAGCAAGTTTGGAGCGACCCTGCTATTCCGGTTCATTGGGGTGCTAATCAGCCCGGTATGCAGGCTAGGAGACATCTTGAAGGCTTTAAACTTTGGGCTGCTAGAAGTGCTTGGATCTTGGCTGCTAAATTAATGTGTGTCTTTGCTTATCTAATGATTCTCATCGGTCTGCACAAGCAGATTGCTAACCGTATTCTAGAGCCTTGGCAGTTCATCCACGTTATCGTCACTGCTACCGATTGGGATAACTTCTTCCTGTTACGAGATCACCCAGATGCTCAGCCTGAAATTCGAGAGTTGGCTGCGGAGATTAAGTACTGGATGGATCATTCGACCCCCAAACATCTCATGGATTGGGAATGGCACCTTCCTTACGTAACTGATGAAGAGATTAAATTCGGTAGTCTCGAAGATTGCATCAAGATGTCCACTGCTAGATGTGCAAGGGTTTCATACCTTACCCATGATGGTAAAAAGCCTTCTAAAGAAAAGGATATTAAACTGCATGATGATCTGGTTGTAGCTGAACCAATCCATGCGAGCCCTTCAGAGCACCAAGCTATGCCTGCTAACGATGATAACTACCATAAGAACTTCCGTGGCTGGGTTCAATATCGCAGTTTCGTAGAACGTAAAGAAATGCCTAAAGCAGCATAAATCTCAATTGCTGAAGTCGTAATTGGTATAAGTTAAATACACAGATATATAAGATGCAGAATCAATTCTGTGTACTCACCCAACTTTTGAAGGAAATCAATTATGAACTTCGGCATTCTCTATATTATTATCACCTTCTTCGGCAAGGTCGTTGGCTCTTACGGTCAGTTCTTGATGCTCATCAGTCGTCTTACTGAAGACGGTTTCACTGTATTCAAAGACGTTGAGTATACCTTGACTCAATTGAGGTATGCTCACGTAAGGGCTCGTTTCGAAAAGGCTATACTCTTATCGATATCTGCATACACTGAGTTTCGTGGGGCTTTCAAGGATCTCAAAACGGAAGTTGAAAAGAACCCGGGTGATTTCGTAACCCTCAATTCCTTCGTCTCCAAATTGAAGAAGGATCTCCCGAAAGATATCGAAAGCATGATGGAAGGTCCCGGGGAGTTCCTCAAATCAGTCTCGGAAAACGATAATCTCCTAACCGTGCCGAAGTTCGTCCTGGACTCGTACGAGTATGTCTATGCCGTAAACTTCGGCAAGAAGGTGTTGAATACCTCAGAGTTCACGGAGGTCTTCATCAAGCGTTACAAGGACGATCCTGAAGCCATGGAACGGGCTCTGAAGCGTGTTCAGCGCGACTTCCGTACGAAGGGCTATACGACTTTGTTGAAGCCCCTGAAGGACGGTGAGACGTCCGGGCAGTACGTATACTGGAGTGACGACACTTTCCACGTGAATATCCCTGAAAAGAGTGCTAACGTCTTCGAGTTCAAAACTCCGAATTCAAACTGGCCGTTCACCAATGAGCAGGAAAAGAAAGACGCTGGTAAAACCGGCGAGTAACACCGAAGCCCGGCACAAACCGGGCTTTTTTAGCTCTGCAATATTGATGAGTTTCAATTGTAGTGTCTGGTTTTGGTATAAGAGAAGTAGACGGGAACATATCCCGTTGTTTTCAACAACGTTAATAACCACCCAGGAGTCTAGAAATGCTGAAAGCAAACCAAAACGCACGTGTCGTATCGCTGGTCCTCAACTCGATCGGCTGCTCCTACACGTTCTTCGAAACCGAAACCGGTTCGATCCACAACGCCGCCGGTAAGTCCGTGACGAAAGAACTGGAGCACCTGGTCGGGGTCGTCTCCCGTACGGATGGTCAGGTGAAGGAGGCCATTGCCGGCCCCATTTCCCAACTCCAGCTCCTGAAGGCGGCGGTGGCTTCCCGCATGTTGCCGGGCGATCTCCTTCAGGAGGCTCGCAATACCATCCGGGATATGGAAGAAAAACTGGAAACGCCTTTGAAGAAAGCAAAGGCTATCCGCTCCGAACTGGAATCGGCCATGAAGCTCCTGGAATTCGCCAAGCTGTTCGATTACGAGAATAGCCCGAAAGAAGAGGTTCCTGTGCAAGCCGCCATGTCGGAAAACCGGGCTAAGGAACTCCTCCAGAACAGCAAGGCCATTGCCGAGCGACTGAGCGGTTTGACCGAACGCCTCAGCGATATGAACAAGGTGTCGTCGGCGAAAGTCCAGACGGAAAATCCGGACAAGGCACCACTCCCGGAAAACATCCGTTCCCTCGCCGGCAGTCTCCTCGGCCAACTGATCGGCGCCGAGTGGATGAGGGCTCATGAAGCAAAGCCGGAAGAGCGTCAAGCTCCGGTCGAGGTCCAGGGCTGCGGTGAACCAGACTGCTTCCACTGTGGTGATGCAGATCTCCAAACGGATGTCCAGAAGGGCCCGGAATCCATCATGCCCGAGTTTCTGGCGCGTCGTGACAAGACGGACGGTATGATGAAGCCCATCTTCTTCAGGCTGAATCCCGGCGAGTCGATCGAAGACGGCGTACGTCGCGCACTGAATATCGAAGGTGACTTTCACCTGGAATTCGGTAACCCCGATATGAAGACGTTCCACTAATCGGGGGTGAAGGACGGAGCCCTAACAAGGCTCCGTTTCTTTTTTGTGCTTAACAAAGTTTATCTAAAGGAAATATATGAGTATCAAAGTTTTTGACGCCAACGGTGCAGCTATCGAAGTAAGAATTTTCAACTTCAAAGGAGGTGAAGTTCAGGTAAGAGTGGATTCGTCTCATGTTCGTGATTATTACAAGATCCGGGCAGACATTACCTGTTCGGATGATGTAATGGCCTTGCTGTTGGTTACGGATGCCCTTCGTCACATGGACCCTGCAGTGAAGATTGATCTGGATTTGCCGTACGTTCCGTATGCTCGTCAGGATCGTGTCATGAACCCAGGAGAGGCTCTGTCGATCAAGGTATTTTGTGACTTGATTAACGCTCAGAACTACAACAGCGTGTTCATCTGGGATCCACATAGCGATGTGACTCCAGCTCTGCTGAAGCGGGTTGCCGTGATGCCCCAAGAAAAGTTGTTGATGTGTGATATGGATCTCATTATCGGGGAACTTGACTATACCAAATATTTGAAAAGCGGGTTGCGCCGCCAGGAAGCTGGGGCCCAAGCGTATAAGGATCGCATGGACAACATCGTCCTTGTTTCTCCTGACGCCGGCGCAAACAAGAAGATCTTCAAGGTTGCCCAGGAATGTGGTTTCAAACATGTCGTACGTGCTGACAAAGAACGTAATGTCGAAACCAACGAAATCACCCGCACTGTCGTGTATAGCGATCACATCGGTGACAAGGACTTCCTGATCGTGGACGATATCTGTGATGGTGGCCGGACCTTTATCGAGTTGGCAAAGGTCTTGCGCCCGTTGACTAACGGCAAGATTATTCTTTACGTTACGCACGGCATCTTCTCGTATGGCCTGGGGCCGTTCAAAGGCCTGATCGATGAAGTGTACTGCGCCCACTCGTTCGGTAAGTTCGTCGAGAACGTGAACCTGATGACCGGTATCGAATAATGTACAAAGTCCTGATTACTACCTCGATATCAACTCACTACGGGTGCCATGCGTCCAGCACTGTCGTAGAGTTTTACGGTAAAACTAATGCGGAAGATGCGGTGGCCAATGCTGGTCAAAACAGCAGCCTAGAAACCGGGGTTGTTGTAACCGCTGTCCTTCTAAATCCTGAAGCTAACTAAGAAAGGAAACCAGAGATGTCCCAAACTAACACCCTGATCGCCCGCACTAATACCTTCGAGCTGAAGCCCCAGTTCGCCCGTGATAGTTATAAGCTCGGCCACGACAACCAATACCCGGACGAGACCGAAGCAGTCTACACCAACATGACCTTCCGCAGTGCCAAGCACTTCCGCGTCCCGGACGTCTGCAAGTTCGACGGCAAGGTTGCCTGGCTCGGCCTGCAAGGCACGATGATGGAATACAAGGCCATGTGGGACAAGCAATTCTTCAGCCGTCCGTGGAACGAAGTCGAAGCCGAGTACGTCCACCGTACGACACCGTTCATGGGTAAAGCCCCAGACACGACTCGTCTGAAATCATTGCACGACCTGGGTTATCTGCCGCTGCACGTAAAACAGATACCGGAGGGTAGCTATCTGAACATTGGCGTTCCGGCTTTCACTATCGTCAATACTCAACCCAACGAAGATCTCTTCGGCTGGCTGACGAATGCAACCGAGACGTACCTGTCAAACGAAAGCTGGAAGCTGCCGACCATCGCTACTATCGCCACGGCCTACCGTCGCATGTTCGACCACTACGCAGAACTGACCGGGGGTTCGATGGAGTTCGTGGACTGGCAAGGTCACGATTTTTCCGACAGGGGCATGTCCGGATACATGGACGCGGCCAAGAACAACGCAGGCCACAACGTCGCCTTCCTGGGCAGCGACTCGGTCTCATCGGCTGACTGGATCACCTGGGCATACTTCGCTGAAGAAAACTTCATCGCTGGTAGTGTCCCGGCTTCGGAACACGCTGTCTCCAGTCTGAACATCGCCGTGATCAAAGCCAAGATTAAGGACGACATCGTTGCTATCAAGGCCAAAATCCAGGGCGCCGCTGGGCTCGAAGACTGGACCGAAGACGAACTGATGGCCGAAGCAGAATACCGCTTCTGTAAGCGCTATATCACCGAAGTCTATCCGACTGGCGTGGCGTCCTACGTGGCTGACACCTATAACTTCTGGCGAGTGATCACCGAGATCGCTGCTCGCCTGAAGGACGAGATCCTGGCTCGTCAGCCGGATGCCAGCGGTCTGGCCAAAGTCGTGTTCCGTCCGGATAGTGGTGATCCGGTGGAGATTCTGTGTGGTATCGAGATCCCTGACTTCAGCAATGCAGAAGATCTGGAAGCAGCTAAAAGCTGGGCCCAGGAATACTACGTCGAGTTGGAGCGGGAGTCCACGGCGCATGGCCAGTCCGGTAGCCCTGAAGTCGAAGGATATTTCCGATACCAAGACCATGTGTATTGGATCAAGGTAGAGATCGAGTGGAACCGTCATGATAAACAGTATTACTACATGGATGGTAACCGCATTCTGGACGTGAAATCTGCAGTTCTCAGCCCGGAGCAAAAAGGCGCTGTCGAATGCCTGTACGATATCTTCGGTGGTACCGTGACCGAGAAAGGCTTCAAGCAACTGCACGAACGTGTCAGTCTGATCTATGGTGACTCGATCACCCCGGAACGTGCTGACCAGATCATGCGTCGTTTGATGGCCAAAGGTTTCGCTTCGACCAACTGGGTTGCCGGTATCGGTTCGTACACCTATCAATACATCACCCGTGACACTTTCGGTGCTGCACTGAAAGCGACCAATGCTGAAGTCGACGGCGTGGCTCACGAAATCTACAAGGATCCGATCACCGATCCGGGTAAGAAATCGGCCAAGGGCCTGCTGCGTGTCGAATACGAGAACGGTAACTTCGTTCTCTACGATCAGCAGACGCCGGAACAGGAACGGCAAGGTGTGCTGCAGGACCTGTTCATCAACGGCGAGTTCTTCAACCTGGTGAACTGGACTACGGTCCGTGAACGCTTCGGTTTGGTGAAGTTGAACGTGTAATTCAAGGAGGGGATTGAATCCCCTCTTTTCAATAACCTTTAAGGATTAACATGGAAAACCAAAAAGCAGTTCCCGTCCTCTCCCTCAACTCCCCTACCTTCGCTGAAGATCTGGCTGACTCCCTGGGAATTCAACCGGGAGAAAAAATCCAAATCATGACACCTCAGTTCGATCGGATGGACGGTAAAATGGTGACGGTCCCAGAATTTACTCCGCTGGACTGGGCCAAATTGCCGACGAAGAGCCACGAAGAATTGATCGGTATGGGTTTGGGAGTGTGGAAGAAGGGTGAAGAAGGCACTCACTACCTGTTCCCTCACGAATGGTATAACATCATCCCGGAAGGCCTTGAGATGAAGTGTATCAATGGCACCACCGAAATCTTCAAACGCGGCGTCACCGACGACGATAAACGTTTCGGCTGCATTGCTTACGGCTTCGTGAAACCAGCGTCGGATCCGGTCTAGCCATGACCACTGACAAATTTCGTATCGTCCAGTTGAAAAACCTGGATATTCTGAACCCCACCGAAGAGGAAATCCTGGCCCTGGCCCGAGCTCAAGTTATTGCCTGGGTTGGTATTGGAGGGTCGGGATTCTATCAGAAGCTCGGCCTGGAAGGTCCTATCGGATTCGGTAAGAATGGGGAGTTCTATAGGGTCAAGCTCAATGTTCCGACATCCTCGAACTTGGAACCCGATGGCCCGATCATCGTAATCGACAAACCTGTCCCATGGTAAGGAGTTACTGTGAAAGTCGTTCAAGTAATTAATCCGTTCCTCTTCAATCCAAACGAAGAAACCTTGCGTCTTGTACGGGAAGCAGAGGCAATCCGGGTCGTAGGTAAGGACTCGACTGTTTTGAGAATGAAAGACTCCATAAAGAGTTTGGGGATCTCATTAACTCAAGGTCAAGTATTTGAGATTATCTTGGGTGGTCTGATAAAATTGGAAGATTCTATCGGGCCTTTCGAAACTGACACCGCAGTGATTAACTGAAGTCCAAATACCGCACTTGGATTAATTCCTTGTGCGGTATTTTTTTGCTTGACGATGGCATTTTTTAGGATTAATATAAAATCATAGAGACAGAGAAAGGAACCCTTAAATGTCTTTCGATAATAAGCATTACCCTAATAGGAAGGATAATCGTAGAGTTTATAAATACGAATATTCAAAGAGTGTTGATCGTACCTGCCGTAATCATGGCTCTTGCGGCCATTGCGAAAATAACAGGACAATCAATGCTCGTAAGACTAAATTGATAGCCAAGAACGAGTTGGCGAATCTTGGAAAGGAAGGTGATCTGTATCTCGAAGGGATTGGGACAACTTAATGGCGATAAGTGATTTATTCCCACCCGGGACAAAATGCCAGACCTGTAACAAGGATTTAAATAAAGTCATTAGCGGCGAACTTCCTTGCAGGCCATGTTTAGAGAGAGGTGAATCGCAAGTAGCGAAACTAACAGTATTACAGCATTTACTAGAAGCTTTGATTTGTTTATTTCATTTCCGATTTTATGGAGTTCTGTCTGAAGTTACCTGGGCAATTGAACGCATGTTTAAGATCGGTGATTATCATCCTGTGAAAGGAAAATTTTACCAACGTGGTTACCTTGAAACGAAAACCTAATATTTAATATAGACCCAACAATTTCCACATTTGTGGTATAAGAGAAGTATAAAGAGATATTCACGTATCTTTTTTGCTTCTCTTTTTTTATACCTAATTGAAAGGAAATGAAATGTCTCTGCTGGCTACCATTAAAGCTGATCAACTGAAAGCACGTAAAGAACGCAATGGCATCGTCGCCGCTATTCTGACTACCCTCATCGGTGAAGTCGAAACTAAATCGAAGAAAGAACTTCGTGAGCTCACGGACACCGAAGTCATTGCCATTATCAAGAAGTTCCTGGATGGCGTCAACGAGTGTATCGATAAATCCACGGATGGTGAAAAGCGTGACCACAGCTACGTCGAGAAAGTGATCCTGGAAGGCTATATGCCGAAGCAACTGGAAGTCTCAGAAATCCAGGAAATCCTTCTGGCCCTCAGCATCGGGGAACCGGATGGTTTGAACGTCGGTAAGGCGATGAGTCACTTCAAGCAATACTACGCTGGCCGCTATGATGGTCGGCTGCTTAAGGCCCTCGTCGATGCACATAACGACCAGGTCAAAAGTACCGCTGAGGCCTAATTCAAAACAGGAGGATTAACATGAACGGGACTGTCGCAGTAATCTGTTTCTTCGTATGGCTTGCGATAGATAGTGTCTTCGGTAAAGAGCCAGGCTGTGAATGCTGCGAAGAGCTGGAAGACGATCTGGATGAACTCGATGTAGACCTTCATCGTGAGATCGACGATCTTCGAGACAGAATCACTGTACTAGAAAACAACGCTAAATCAAAAGGATTCTGAAATTGAGCAATAAACCGATTCTGCTTATCGACATGGACGGCGTTATCGCAGACTTCTACGGCCACTTCCTATCTATCTGGCGTGAGAAGTACCCGGACCGTGTCTATGTAAAACCGGAGGACGTAACTGCGTTCTACCTTGAAACCCTGTACCCGGAAGAATACGCACAGGATATCCTGGACATTCTCCGTGCCCCAGGCTTCTTCGCAAACCTTCCACCGATGCCCGGTGCAATCGAAGCCTTGAAGAAGCTCGACGAAGAAGGTAAGTTTGAGATTTATCTGTGCTCGACCCCGGATTCGGACTCGGTCAACCACAATTGTTCGAGCGAGAAGGTGCGTTGGGTGGAGCGCCACCTCGGTAAGAAATGGGTTAAGGATGTAATTCTGACCCATGACAAAACCCTGGTCTACGGGGATTTCTTGCTTGACGATAAACCGAATATCAAAGGCTTGAGGAAACCCGCTTGGCTGCAAATCGTTTTCTCCCACACTTACAACAAAGGTATCGGTTTCCAGATGAACGGCTGGGATAAATGGCCGAGCGTGGAAGAGTACATTCTGAAATTGCACAAAGCATTTTCTGAGCCCATGATTCATTCCGATAACGAGGAAATTTACGAATGACTAAAGATCTACTTAAAGCTATCAGCGACCTTTTCACTCCCAATGCAGATATCTTCAAAATCCCGCCGACCGAAGATACTCCGAAAGTGGGTGGAGGTAACCTGATCAAAGTTCTGTTTCTGGATATCGACGGTGTCCTGAACAGCCATAAAACCCAAGTCATCTGGGGCAAACTTCCCGGTGTAGGTTATGATGGTGACAAGGGTTTTGTAGAGGATGCTCACACCTCCGATTTCGATGCAGCTGCTCTGGTAAATCGTCTGTGCGATGCAACAGGCGCTTATATCGTGTTAAGCTCGGCGTGGCGCATCGGTAGCAACATCGAACAAATCCGTACAATGTTAGTAACGTTGGGAGTAGAATCCCCGGTCATCGGTAAAATCTCGCAGCTCAACGGCAAGCGTGGTGATCAGATTGCTCACTGGATTAGCGAGTTCAATACGCCCGAAGGTAAGGCTCGTCTGATCGAACAAGGCCATCTTGACACGGAAGAGTTCCAACTTCCATTCGACGATAAAACTGTGATCCAAACCTACGCTATCGTTGATGATGATAGCGATATGCTGGAATCACAGAAACATCACTTCGTTCAAACTACGTTCATGGACGGGCTCACTTGTGCTCTGACTCTCGAACTCGGTAAGATTCTGAGTGATGACCCGACGTTCCATCTGAACGCTCTGACCGGCAAGCCATCCGTCGGTCAAGAGTGGGAAGATACGATGAAATAAGCCATGAGCGATTCTTATTTCGATGCCGATCGTTTAACTGGGGAATACCCTAGGAAAGACTATAACCGCCAAACTGAAATCGAGAAAAGGGTAGAGATAACTCGTAAAGTTAACTCCGGCTGGACTCTACCCTGGGTATTGAGAGAGGCTGAAAGAATGAACATCAAGGTGCCTCCTGGATAATTCAATAAATTTGAAAAGCTTGGTATAAGGAAAATAGAGGAGGATAATATCCAAATCTACTTTCCTTTCTTTTTACTATAACTATAAGATCATGACTAAGAACACTGAAATCAAACTCACCGCCCGTAAACTTGCAATCCTGTCGAAGAACGTCGCCCGCCATCGCAAGGCAGCCGACATGACGAAAACAGAATTTGCCCGTAATACTACGGTGAGCCGTGACACCATTCGTCGTATTGAGACTCTCCCCGAGGGTTACATTCCGTCGATCGACACGGTTAAAGCACTGGCGGATTTGGCGGGTGCATCTGTTCAAGAAATCCTGACTACCAAACTTGTCTTTCAATAAATAACAAAGGCATGGTATAAGGGAATTGTAAGGGAGAGTCAATCTTCTTTACGTATGTTTAACCGTTAGTTTTAAGAAAGTTCCCAAATGGCCTCTACCCTCAATGTCACCGAGTATCTCGAAGAAGGCTTCGCTCTCATCGAAGATACCGAGGGCACGTATCTGGCGTCTAAACATACTGATTCAATCGTCGATATTCCCAAAGTAATTCCCCCTGTCATCTCTACTCGTAACTGCATCTTGGTGCAGTCCCGGGAAGCGATGCTGACCTAATCTTTAGGTCTGGAAGCTGAAAGGCTTCCTTTCACGATCAAGTATAGTAGTCTAATAAGACAGGAAAGATGTAACAGCTTTCTAAATTCTTTCGGCTGCGCCGATAACCGGAGGTCCCAGTCGACGTCGTCGACCTGGTGGATCCGGAGCTGCAGCTGAAGAGCTCATCTCCTCCCCGAGGCAGAACGAGTTGATCGTTTCACTCAGCCTGTGATATACTGCAGGCTCCACAACTTAATGTACGTTAGGCCTTGAGACGAAAGTCTCTTGAAGTCTAAGGTGGATGCCACATCCACTGTGTACTTCTCCTCCTACGGGGAGAAAAACCTGGCGGCCTCCGGCCACCGGTGTGATCTCAAGGACCCGGGTTAGTCTGCTTTTATAAACCATTATAAAACTGGGTACCTGGAGACCGACGTGAGATCACAAGATTAAGTTGTTTCTTCGCTTCCGTAGTTTATCGGAAAACGTCCAGTATCTTAAGTGAGAAAGACTTGCAATGTTAAAACCCATTGCCGGAAGCACCAATTTGGCGGGGTAATTCAGTGGTCAGAAGAAGAGCCTCATAAGCTCTGCGTCGGTGGTTCGAATCCACCCCCCGCAACCACTTTGCGAAAGCAGATAGGCTGATTGAAGCGGCCATATCCGAATCATGGGCTGTAGAGGGTAGGTTCGATTCCTCCATTCGGTTCTTCAATATCTGTGAGTAGCATCCTTTCACGTCCTTAGTATTAAGCAAGTAACACCTTGCTACAGAAGGCTACCTTCTGGTACTAGCTTGGGCTTTATCGCTGCGCTCAAGCCCAGAGATGAGTAGACTCTCCTGGATCCGCCGGCGCCGGCGCCGATCGCCGACGTATCCACGTCTCTTATGTGTAAGGACATTTTCGAACTTTGGTACAACAAGGGTATTACGCCTTTGTATCATGAGGCTACCTCATGGGAGTACACTGGAATCAATGATTAACCATCGCTTAGACATTGTAGAAGTCAATGTCTCGCTCCGGTCATCGAGCAAAGTTCAGTTTCTAGTTTCTAGCTTCTAGCTTCTAGCTTCTAGTTGGGTCCCCTCAGCCCGGGTTAAATGAGGTTTATGGCCGCCAACTACGGGCGCTAACTTGCGAAAGTTAATAGCGACCTAGCAAGGTCCGTAGTTGGTAATTTCGACTTTAGTATTAAAGATAGAGAACCTATCTTCTACGATGTAACATTGTAGGTTTAGAGTTCTCATCACCTCTGGTGACCCCACCTCAGCTACATCTTTGGCTACGCCTGGGTGCTTCGCTTCAGATGTATCAGAGGAGGGGTAACCAGAGGTGATGAGAGTTACCTGGTAGTTTTAATCTTTTAAATTTAAATTTAAGTATACCTGGTGGCTACCTGGAACGAAATCGAGTAAAGTCAAGAATTATTGCCACAGCGTATGTTCCTTTGTGAATAGGCTAGCCAAGCAGAGAGAGGCGCATATATCCTCTGCAGGTGTAGGTGCCGCCGTCATTTCGGTCTCCTCCCCTAGATATAAAGTTTACCAATTAAAGTGAGATAAGGTTCTCACCCAAACGGCACCTGTCGGCGGTGAACGGAAATTCTATGGGGCACTGATACACCCACCGGTCTTCTGGCCGGTGAATTCTCCACAGAGCCTTGGTTAACTCCAGGGCTTTTTTTAGCCTAATCAAGGCCGTTCAAGCCCGGTGTCCAGAATTTTTGGACACTGTCCATTTCTTTAGGACATCTGTCCACTTCTATAATCTCAGCAAATAAAGCCTATATAGGGATTACTGTCCTATTGTCCAAAACGCTGAAAATAAAACTGGACACTCTAAGTCATTGATTCTAAAAAGAAAAATGGCAAAGTGTCCAGTTTTTTGTGATTTTCCGAAAAACATACACCAACCTTCGTGGAGAGAGTTGAGGAGAAATCGACAGAGCCTCCCTCACCCTCAACAAATCTGCTTTTATGAAAACCTCCGCTTCCCCTGTGAATACTACCTCTCTATATATATAATATATAATATATAAATAATAAATATATATAAATATATATAATATGACGCAGTTTCTTGACTGATACTGGTTGAGAGGGTCTCTCCCATTTTTCCAAAAATTCTGAGAGATTTTTTACAAAGGTGGGTGTATGTTTTTGAAAAAATCGAAAAAAACTGGACACTTGGCCTAAAAGTCTAATAAACACAAGTGAAAAGGGTGTCCAATTTTATTTTCATGTTTTTGGACACTCTGGACACTTGCTTTAAAGGCCTTGATTTTAAAGGTGTTTTAAGTGTCCACTGCGCACAGCAAAATTGGACACCTGTCCAAAAAACTGGACACCTGTCCTGATTTTGATTAATTTGTTTCCCACAAGTAATTAAAAACCCTCTGTTTTGGTATAAGTAAGATACCTATAACTTGATTCCCCCTTTACAAACCAAATTTAGAGGTACTTTATCATGCAGCGTCATTCGGAAATTCTGGTTATCGTGGGCGGCAAACAAGTGCACGTCATTCATGATCCTGCTCATCCCCCTGCCCCTCAGTCCTTTTTGGAGATTCCCGACAGAGAATCTATCACACGTTTCCAAGAACTATATGTAACCAAGGTCAAGAACAAATATCCAGACTCAAACGATGCCACCTCCCCGATGGTTATCGAATGTGAATGCATACCTGTTTAAAGACCGAGACCGGGGACTACCTCCTCGGTTTTAGATTCAATGATATAATCTTCTTTGGTATAAGAATAATGTAACCAACTACGACTAAGAACAATGGCTATTAACAATCTCACATCATCTGAATTTTTAGATTCATACAATTTCATTGTCAGGGAGGGCGAGGCGATGGTATCTCCCAGTGCAACCTTTACCGGGCCATCGGTAGAAATTAACACAACCCCAACTGGTAGGGTTATCGGCACGGCGTCTCCCGCAACAGCTACCATCGCCCCACCGTTGACCCGGACTAATCTTCGCCCTGAGGTTACTGTAGCCTGGAACCCTCCTTCGGAGATCGATGCCACAGCGATGAGGGTGGCCCAACGAGCTTTAGAGCAGAGACTAAGGGGTGAAGGACTTAGGGCCACTTCGAGTCTCTGGAGTATTCCTGAGGATGAATTATCTAGTAACTCCCTCGCAGGTGCTCAAGATACTTTCACGTATGCGGTTGATAGAAATGATCTATTTTTCCAGGTCAGAGATAATAGGTTTGTCAGCACCCGTGCCACTGAAAATATCGACACCAGGAAGGTTCAGCTTCCAATTAAGATCTCCAATCATAATGACCTTATAAAGTTCTTCAAGGAAAAAGTAGAACTCAAACTCAACGGAGTAAAAACCGACACAACCATCGAACTTACCTTAAGTCTTAACCTCATTGATACCGGGGAAGAGATTATTTCAACCCAAGAAGTAATAGAACTGGACTAACCATGCCAACCCAAGAACAGACTCACAAAATCTACGTCCTGTACCACGCCCACTGTACGGATGGTACAGGCAGCAAATACGCTGCCTGGAAGAGGCTTCATCACCGAGCGACGTACATCGCGGTGAACTACAATCAGCCGATGCCTGAGCTGGAGCCGGGGAGTGAAATCTACATCGTAGACTTCTCCTACCCTAAAACCGTTTTAGAGGCCCTACAAGCCACGCACAAGAGTGTGGTAGTACTCGACCATCATAAAACCGCTGAAGAGGCTCTAAGGGGCGTTAAAGGCTGCGTATTCGATATGCACAAGAGCGGGTGTGTCATGACGTGGGAATACTTCCACCCCAACACTTCTGTTCCGAATCTTCTGCTCGATATCCAAGACCGGGATCTATGGCTTTGGAAACGTCCTAATTCCAAAGCAGTTCATGCTGGCCTGAACATCCTGGAAGGGGACATGCATGAGTGGGATAAGGCAGCGACTATCCCTAACCATTACGATAAGCTCGTAAGTATCGGCAATACGTTTCTTCGTAAACAGGATTTGGTGGTGAAGTCTGCTGTCAAGAGCAAGACTAAGGTCATTAACTTTTTAGGCTACAAATGCGGCATTACCAATCAGTGTGATCTCTCAAGTGAGATCGGTAACGGAATCTGCTTGAGTAAAGAGTTGGACGTTGATTTCGCCGTAGTATATTGTATTACGGCTAGTGATGATGTACTATTGTCGTTCCGCAGTTTGGGCGACTTTGATGTAAGTGAATTGGCTAAGAAGTTTGGTGGCGGAGGCCATAAGAATGCCTCGGGTGCAAATGTGAAGCTGGACGTACTGATTAAGATTTTGGCGGGTGAACTGTGAACATCGGACTCGATTACGATAATACTTATACAAGAGATCCTGAGTGCTGGAACCAGATAATTGACACCTTCGAGCAGTCCGGTCACAACGTTTATGTTGTCACCATGAGAACTCCGGAAGAAGGTCAACCGGTGCGAGAAGCACTGTCAAGCAGGGTTGAAGGCATTTTCTTTACGTCGAGAAAAGCTAAGAAGCCCTATATGTTTGAGCGGGGGATAGATATCTCAGTTTGGATCGATGACTGTCCATTTTTCGTAGAAAATGACGCAACGGGATAAAACTACATTAGAACGATTTGAGGAGAAATTCCTCAAAGGTGAAATAGATCAATGTTGGGAATGGACTGCAGCGACTAACGCTTCAGGTTATGGTACTTTTGGAGTTAAAGGGGTGGGCGTATTAGCACATAGATACGCATACGAAACCTACGTACTAAAGGGACCGATCCCCAGTGGTTTGTGTGTTCTTCATTCATGTGATAATCCCCTATGTGTTAATTACGCATCCCATCTTAGGCTTGGAACTAGAAGAGAAAATAATCTAGAAAGAACCTCAAAGGGTAGACAAGCATTTGGGGAGAGAAACAGACACGCAAAACTTAACAATGGATTAGTACTAGAAATACGTAAACTCCACTTAGAAGGAGTAACTGAAGCAGAACTTGCAAGGCGTTTTTCAGTCGCTCCCAATACAGTAAACGGGATTCTTAATAGAAAAACGTGGAAACATATCTAAAAATAAAAATTTAACTAGAAAAAGAACAAAATGAGTGATAAAGACCAAGTGTACACAGGGGAACTCTTCAATACGGCAGTTGGATGTTTGCCGGTTTATGAGCTTTTTGCAAAGGATACTTATGAAGAAGATAATCTCAGCGTTACAGGTAGCGATCCTGATTCTAAGCCTGGTGCAACAATTCCGGAGCCGGCGGTCGGCTTCTTAGAGGAAGCAAAAGCCCAGATGGAAGCAAGGGCAAAGCTTCGGGATTCAGAGTCCGGAGAAAGGACTGCCGGTAAAATTGCAAAGGTATTTAATGCTATTACCGATCGAGATTTGACGGAGTCCGAAGTCTGGCTTTTATTAGTTGTGCTAAAGATAGTACGTAGCCGAGGCGGCAAATATCATAGAGATGATTACGTGGACATGGCTGCGTATTCCGCATTATGGGCTGAGCACGAGTCCGCGACTAGATAAACAAGGAACTTTAAATGATACAAAACGAAATCGTAGATACGGCGTGGGGAGCGCCTTTGAAACCCGAAGAGACTACTCTAGTGATTGACGCGGAAGGTGAGAAGAAGACACTAGGGGAGGTATTTAATACTTTACCTATTCGAAAAGGGCCTCTTAACGACGTCATCTCTCATCTGACGAGTCTTGCCGATATGATCGAAGGCGACATGGAATACTTCAATAAGTTCCAAGGCCAATCGATGGCAATCAATCGCCTTGCGATGATTAAAGGGTTGATCCTCCGAGAAGTCAAAACCCTGAAGTCCCTGTAATACCTAAACAAAACTAAAAATAATAGAATAAGAATATGAATCAAACGAACGTAAATCAGCTGAAAACAATGTTGGCCCTCCAGGAAGCTTCCTGCGCTATGTACAATCCTAACTGGAGAAAGGATCGTCCGGCTTATGCCGATGCTATCTGGACAGAGGCAGCTGAGGCATTTAACCATACTAGATGGGAGTGGTGGAAGGAGCAGAAATCGGGCATTGACTACGGTCAGATCAACATGGAAATTGTAGATGTTTGGCACTTTGTTCTCTCTGAGCTCCTGCTTCATGATGAGGTCGATGGAGTGACCTACACCGGCCTTATCGAAACTATTGGTCGTGAAGTCCAAGCGGCTGATCTAGGATTTGGTATGGAGGCTGTGAAGAGAGCACTGAGAACCATGGTGGGTTCCGCAATTGTACCTCAAGATGAATCCAGAATCGTGATGATTCTTGCTTCATTTGTTCGGTTGATGCGGGTCGTAGGTATGTCGTGGGACACGTTGTATAAGCTGTACGTTGGTAAGAATGCCCTGAATCAATTTAGACAAGATAACGGGTATAAGACTGATACTAAAGCCTATAAATCCAAGTGGGCTGAAGAAAAGGGTTGGGAAGATAATCAATATCTTACCGAGTATCTCAACACCTTGGAGAGTATCCCGGAAAACTCTACGGAATTCCGAAAGCAAATCATGGATGCTCTTCAGACCATGTATGATAGCAGAGATGGGTCACAGACTAATAAAAACGAGAGTTAAGGTTTATCTCGATGTAGAAATTGCTGATGTGGATTATGAAAACGAACCTTCGATTCTTCATTTGACACATCCGAAACTTGACGGCATTCTCGAACTTTATTTAGATAAAGGTGAGGTGCCGGAAGATCGATTAGAAAGGATTGAATGTTATGATGGAGAAGAAGAGCCAGAGGAAGAGTACGGTGCAAAGTATGATCCTTTTAAGCGCAATCCTTCTGTTATTCATCTCGGTTCGTCCTCTTCTTCTAGTTCTTCGAGTAGTTCTGGGAGCAGTGTCTCAAGAGTTTCGGGATCACCCGATTCTCTCGATGATCGTCTTGTTAAGCTAGCAGGACTGGCAGGAAAACTTCGAGGTCAGTTCAAAGGATTTAAGAAGTGATGCAAGCCGGGCTATTAACCCGGCTTTTTTTTTAGCTTAAGAATTCATTTATTGATAAGTGAAATGGTATAAGAATAGTATATAGATAACACCCTATATTTATCTAACACTAGGAGATTATAATGGGACATACCTTGAGTGCTGTTGTGTTGGTTCTGATCGCAGTAATTATCTGCAAATCGTTGGACAAATTTCTTAATGACCCTAGTATATCCCCGGATCAGTGTGGAGATTGGGTTTCTGAAGTAGTGCTATGTGGCAGGGACTACGAGCTGGTTCTATACCGCCAGAGATACAAAACAGCGGTTGATGCAGACGCTCACGGTACGAAAATCTGCGGAAAAATCCATGGATTTTTCAAAAAGGCTTTACCATATGACTCTGTAAGGTCCGTATTTCAGACTAAGAATCACGGTGAAGTTTTCCTCTCTGTACGGACCGACGGAGTGGCTCGTGAGTATCACGGGAATATTACCGCAACGGATTTACGAAACGTGGCTCAATGCGTTTAAACACGAAAGTTAACAAGGAGTAAAATGATCCCCATCATCGCCTACGTTATCATCCCCTCTCTGCTGTTCCTCATCGGAGGCTTCGGCATGCACCACGGACGTACCAGGCACAAGCCGGATCCCTATGGAAAGTGGTTGGCCAAAGTCTACGCAGTGGGTAAAAGGCCATAGCAAGAGACTGGTATTCCAGCAAAGGTATTCGTCGTTGGATAAAGCCGAAACCGTCGCCAAGGCTAAAGCTGATAAGCTCTACGTCAAGCTTTGCAAAATGCCTAACGGGGGTGAGGCTGAGTTCGATTACCTCATGTATGACACGGGTATCGTAAATATGTACGCACCCCGTACGATGTACCCGATAAATACGTATGATATCTAATAAAAAAGCCAGGATATAAACCTGGCTTTTTTTAGATTAATAGTTACCAATTTGGTATAAGTATAATGAGCTCAGCATTATGTATTACGGGGAGGAGTACTCTGGGTGCAGTAATCCAACTGCAACTTTACTTTAATAGGGGGTAGTATGACACTCGTTAATTCTGATATGCAAATTATTACTACATCTAGAAAACGTTTTGTGTACAGGGACGCCCAATCCTTAGTAGGACAGCCTCTGATAGGAAATGGTGAATGTGTCGCCTTGGCACAGCGTTTATTCCCCGGGTTAGGTCATACCTCGACTTGGAAGGCCGGTAAAAGGGTGGTTGAATGTAAGGATTCCGAAATACCTATAGGCACACTAATAGGTACTTTAGTAGATGGTAAATGGCCGGGGCGAGCCCACGGTAATCATGTTGGCATATACGGAGGATCTGCCAAACGCAGTGTTACTACCGGTAATATTACATCATTCGTCTTGGTTGAACAGTTTCGCCACCCAAATGTAACGAAGATACAGGCCAGGGAGCTCCACAATAAGGGCAAAGGCCCTAATGGTCGATACGTGGACATTTCGAATAATGCAGGTGCATTCTACATTATAGAGAAATGAAAAACTTCCTCATATGTATATTACTTACCCACTCTTACGCATTTTCGAGTGACACGGTAGTCTGCCCCTCCGAATATTCTACGGAGAATTTAATCACTAAAACTCCAAACGGATGGGAGGGATTAGCTTATGCACCCGGGCCTAGGATGGTTTTAAGATATGCCGGGGTCCTGGTAGGGGATCCTAAAGTGAGTGCTCAAGGCATTCAGATTCCTCAACCGTCCCTTAAAGTTAAAGGAGGCTTTAAACTAAAGTTCCCGTATTTGGATAAGTTTACAGAACCCCTTGAAAAATGGGTGTATTGCGCCTATGGAATAGGAGGAGATGTACAGCTTCTTAAAAAGGTATCTGATAATACCAAAACTTGTGAAGCAGTCTTTAAAGGGAATGAAAATACCGTAAGTGGGATTACGGTTATTTGTAATTAATAGATTAAATCCCTGGATGCTCAGGGATTTTTTTAGCTTCATTTAGTGCATTCACTCAGAGCTGCTTTGAGTTCCGTATTCTGACCCTTTAGTAGTTTGTTCTCAGACATTAAGGCTATAACTTTTTCATACAGAGTCATATCTTTGTCTAAGTTCTGGGTTGGATACTCAGTTATTTCAGTAACCTTAACGGTAGGTTCGCACTTTGTAGCAATAGGGACATGGACTATCTGAGTTTTAGTGACTGGGTTAGTAGCACACCCTGATAACAGAAGCATGCTCGTTAGAAGCAACGCAATACATAGTTTGATCATTTTGGGCTCCTTGAATCAATCATCTCATTCATAAGTTGCTGAGTAGCAAGATAGTCCTTCAGTTGAGCTTCTTTATCGCTGCCGCCATATTGGGACTGATTTTGAAGTGTTACCACAGGCTGAATAGGTTTGCGAAGATTAAGGCTCTCAGAAGCCTTATAATCGACCACAGCCTGCTTTTTAGCATCATCTAGGGCTGCTCTAGCTTTGGAAGTAATTTCGTCTTCACGGGCCTTTAAAGCGTCCGTAGCCCCACTGCATTCTGTCAAGGCCGATATCTTATCATCGTAAGACTCTTTCAGGGCAGCGAAATTTACCTCTAGGGTTTTATATTTGTCTGACAGATGATTACAGTACAATCCTAACCCTAGCACAACTAAGGTTATTAGACCACACAAAATCTGTTTAATAGATAGGTTTGGCATAGTAGGAATTCCACACATTATACACCTAGTACTTTTTTAGCTCTAGACCAATAGTTCATACGATCATCCAGCCCATTATAACCACCGTTTATACGTTTTGTGACGAGCTTGAATGCATCTTCCGTATTATCAATAGCGATGCTATTAAGCTTTTTATTATTCCAAAACCATCCCGCACTTTTGGTTGCCCATTCCGGGGTCTCTAGAAGTTCTGGCTTGTTTATAAAATCTACACCGAATGCCTTAGACAGTTCAGTGTAATTTGAACGACCGGTAATCTGTATAAGACCTCGGCCTTTAAAACGTGCACCGTCACCTTTTTGGATGTTGCCTAAATCTTTTCTGCCTTCGTAAGCTTCACCACTTGCTAGTTCTTTAGTATAGACACAGGCTCCCGACTCGTGCATTATTTGGGCGATGAACATTGCTACTTGACTAGGCGTGTTGATGCCATAGGCCAAAAGGGTCTCGTTTATATATTTAATATATAAGCTGAGTTTAGGCTCTTTGATAGTCGGAGCAATGGCGGAGAGCTGTTCTTTAGTTAAAGACATGATGATTTACTTTTTAGAAAATATCTCTTTCAGTAGTTGTTTAATCTTATTTTTAAGAGGCGCTTTCATAAGGATTGATGCCTCATAAAAAAGTACCCAGCTTAATAAAACTACCATAGTGATCTGAAATGTATTGAACGTTGAATGATATTTCAGAAATTCGTCAGGGGCCAGCAGAACCATAAATAGGTTGCTTATAGCTTCTATATTTATGAATGCCAGAATATACTTAAGGGAAGTAACCCCTATACCCTTTATATTAGTCAATTCTAGGGCAGCTACGAAAGATACTGCTCCTAGAACTGAACAAAGCAGAGCTGTGGAAAACAGCTCTGGATTCGTCACGATAAGGTACAGATTCTCCATCACTGAGAGTCTCCTTTATCCTTTTCAGGACCTAAAGTGGTTCCAATAGTTCTATTTACTAAACTAGTCAGCACGTCTCCTCCTCGATCTTCGATCCATTTTAGCAAGGCTCTAACGACGAAAACCCCGGTTGCACCCATAACCCAGGAGAGGGCAACGACACCTTCTAGAGATGTAACGTTCAGTTTTTGGGCAAGCCAAGGACCTACGAATATAGAGAAATTGGATCCTGTTATTGCCATGAAGAATCCATTAATAGCTGTGATCTTGGCCCTGTCTGCCAGAGCAAGGATAGGTATAATGCTTCCACATACCCCTGCTACAATACTCCATATTTTCGCTATTGAAAAATAGGTAGCAACCGATGTTGATACTGGTTCCGTCATTTTTATTCCTAAGTTAGTGACTAGATGCCACGTGAATTATTACAATGATTTTTGTTGATTGCGTCAAGTAATTTACACAGTAAACACCATGCCTTTACGCCTTCATCCCTACCTCTAGCAGATCGAGAGCTCATTGTTTCTGTGTCCCTACCTCCAGTAGCAGCGTTCAGTAAGCGATCAGAGGCAACTATCATCCTCCAAGCTCTCCCACTTCCCACTAGGATTGCTACAAAACCCCAAATAAAAGATACTAGATAGATTAATCCACAGCCCATCCAGATTAGCATTAAAAGAAATCTATTCACACCTCCTCCATTTAGGTTGGCCAACCTTCATTTATATTTAAGGTATTTAAATCCGTAAGATTTGTTGCAGCAGTCACTGCTGCTTTAAGTCCTTTAGCAAATTCGTGAAGAGCATTTGCATGAGTAGCTAATGCCACAGGTAGGGCCATTATCTCAGTGCCATTAAAGGTCATTGTAGTGTTATCCTGACATGTCCAGACAATAGAGAAAGATTGTCCATTCAGGGCAGCGATCTGAGCTGCTTGAACAGCAGTGTTTATACGCTGAACGCTTCGTTCATCAGAATCAAAAATTTTACCTTTATAAGTAAAACCCGCTGCTTCCAATCGATCTCTTTTGGCATTTATATCAATAGTTTTCTGTGTTTTGGCGTCAGCCAGTGTCAGGGGTTGGTTTAAAGTTACCTTATTTTCAACACCAATTAAACTACTAACAATATTCATGGAAGTATCCACGGAAGAGCTTTTGATTTTATCTTGTAAATCAAACCATGCCGTAGGACAAAATGCCATTATATAGTCTACTAAAGCCTGACCCGTGGGGGCGGGGATAGGTAGGGTTATGATATAATCAGTACGATAGACTCTGGGAGTACCATCAGCATTCCACGAAGATACCAGAGATGATTCCGGCAAACTATCGGAATAAAAACGAACCAGAATCTGGTGTTCTTCCGGGATGGTTTTTATAATTCTATATTTAATATCCATTTTAAGTACCTGAAGTTGATCCTACTAAATTGCCATTTGCTATGAAATTAACCACTGCAGTTCCCCTTACACTATATCCTGCAGGGCCATCGGAGCCGTCATTAGAATAATAATTGTTACCTGCTGCACCGGCAGGGCCACCTGATCCATTAGGCCAGTTGGTTATACTAACCCCTACCGAGGAGCTAATTCCACTAGTACCGGGAGAACCAGCCCTACCAAGAGTTCCCCCCGCACCACCATTACCTCCAGTTGTTGAAGATACGAAATCATTAGGCCCGGACCCGTAGGAGCCATTTATAAACTGTTGACCAGTACCACCTCTGCCCCCGGGGTAATAAGCCCATTGGGAAGAATCACCAGGGCTACTAGCATTGGCCCACTTGGCACCACCGCCTCCGCCTCCGCCTCCACCGCCGCCATCACCACCATATCCGACGGTTCCGCTACCTCCGTATCCGCCTACTCCGCCCGAGATAGTACCTCCAGTATTATCTATGGTAAGCCTTACTCTTGCATAAACTCCGGGTCCACCTCTACCCCCGGTGCCGCCATCACTGGCATATCCATCACTACCTCTAGTTCCGCTAGATCCATTGGCAGCGAATGTGACTCCGGACCCAGATCCCCCAGATCCGCCTGCACCTCCAAATCCACTGTTAGCTGTAGATGCAGAACCGTTAGCCCCTCTGGTGCCCCTGCCACCTTTTATCGTACCAGTATTTTTTAAATACAGTTGAGACGCGGCGTGCCAGCCAGTACCAGTGTCTATTGCAGGATTACCGGTACCATCAGTACTTGCTACCGTACCTGTAGATAGACACGTCACCATAACGGGCCCTAAAGGATTTCCTGCGGCAGTCCTCATATTATAGTTAGAGGCGTTACCTGGAGTTAACACTATGGTTCGTATCGGTACACAAAACATTACATATTCCTTACGTACGAAACGTAGATATTGGTGCCATCGCAAATCCCAGAGATTAGATCAACGGAATTGGCTGCAGTTGAGAGGGTCGGAGGAAGTTTTTCTGGCCAATGGAATACACTGCCCCACGAAGTCACAGTTCTGCTTCCTACAGAATCTTGTCTTACAAATAATGAAACTCCGCCTACTTTAAGGTTTGTAGGGTTGTTAATAACCCGGTTCCCGCCTAGGGTAACCGTGGCTATATTGCCTTTACTGATGTTCCAATCTATGTTCGCTGCATCAGTCAGTGTTTGAGAAAGGTCCGGAGTAACAGTAGCCCCGCTACCGCTGCTTGACGTCCCAGAACCCGATAATGATCTTCCCATTTTTTTTTATCCTTGTTGTTATTGAGGAGCGCCTCAATTTATAAAAGTATTTTAACTATAAGAAACCCGCCGAAGCGGGTTTGTTGGGTCAGTTTAAATTTTAGCTGAGAAGATTATCCATGTAAAACTTTAGGCAATCTCTAATACACCATTTATATACAGCGTCGCTGCAGTATCAAAGGCAAGCTGAGCCAAGGTATTCCCAGAAGTCTCAGACCATATACGGATTTTGTTATCTCCGGCTGATACAGCAGCACATAGTTGGCCTGTGTACGTAAGCCCATCTGCCATGACGTTTAAAACCTGTAGTTTATTAGCGACTGTGAATGGTAGATTAACTGTCATAGATCCCGTCCCCGTATGGGCAGTCCAGCTAATATTCATCCATACGTTAGAAAACTTACCGTCCTGAGTATAAGTACCTGATTGAGTAGTATAAGTCCCCGTACCTACAACGGTAGTTCCGCTTACTGCAGGAGTAAAAGTATTAGAGACTAAAATACCCAGCTCTTTACGTGTAGTATAACTAGCACTATCCACTATAGTATTGGTACAGTTACCAAAATTAAAATTCTCTATAAGCCGAGTGCCATTACAGCCTGTTCCTATGACGATGCCATTAATCATAGTATTACCTATAGTTGCTCCGTATTGGTTAGAGGATACTTCCGCACCGAATACGTTACTTTTCAAATTTATACCATTAGTGACAGTTGAAGAAGATCCTCCTCCAGGAGCAGCTAATGAATTGTTAGATACTTTGAGGCACCGAACTGAATTTAGAGAACTTTCCGCACTTATAAGATTGGTTACAGTTATTAGGCTGTTTATGATGAAACTATTTCCTGATAAATCAGCCCCAGATGATATGTACCCGCCCCCAGGTTCATCTACGATAGCTAAGCCGCTATTAGTGAATATAATAGCTTGGTTTGAACTGTTGATAAACGCAATAGAATTTTCTGTAGCTTTAACACCTGATACTGCTGTAGTAAATTCCACCGCGTTGGAAGTTAAATTGTAAACCTCCTGTTGATTGCTATGGAAAGAAACATTGGAACTGGCACCGTGAGCATAGAGCTGTCTACCGCTACCTCCTTTAAGTCTATTTCCTATAATCAGGACGCCTTTACAGGAATTTACTTCCACCTGATCGGTGATACCACCATTAAATATACAGTTCTGATCTATGCATACCCCATTGCATGCATTTAAATAAAGTAGTCTTCCAGCAGGAGGGCTATCTATAGTAGTCCCACTAATACTGACTTTAAGAACGTTATCAAGATAAATACCGCCAGACATATATGAAGTGCATTTATCTATTTTTAGGGCCATGCCTCCATACGAGTACACTAATTTAGCGGACATAGGATTTCCATCTTTATCCTTGCCATTGCCAGATGAGTATTGAACCCAAAGTCTTTCCAGGATAATAAACTGAGGTCCAGTTGCAAGGCCGCCTAATATGGATATAATGTGCCCATTATTAGATGTCCCGTTTACTCTGAAATTTCCAAGGTGGATATTTGAAATATCCCCGGACAATTCTAGGAGCGGATCCGCAGCTGTACTATCAGAAATCGCATTTGTAAAAATACAATTTTGACCATCAAATTGGAAATTCCCTTTGGTAATAGGGATTTTTGCAGTAATCTTATGAGTTCTTCCAGGAGAGCCTAACAGTCTTAGTCCATTATTCTGAGCGAACGTAAATGCGTTGGTAACAGACACGGTATCATCAGCTATCCCGTCTCCAACTGCACCGAAGTCCATTAGATTAATATAGTCGCCGAATTTATCTTTAGCGCTTCTTTCTACAGTATTATTTATAGAATAGTCGTGTTTTACCAGCTCTGTTGAAAGTTTAGTTAGTGACATAATTATCTTTATAAAAAAGAGGCCTCGAAGGGCCTCTATTATTTTACGTTAGTGGCCTATATAGGTGATCTCTATTAATTTACAGATCTACCTACTTCCACCCAGCGAGTAGCAGTGGTCTGGACTAAGGTTAACGAATCACCATAAGTATCAAATGTAAATGTAACACTACCATTCAACTGGATAGTGCCAGGGCTGACAGACCCTCCAGACCCTGTGAACAAAGTGATTCTTTTACCTATGTATCCTCCCGTGAAGCCTGTTATAGGAGTCGAGGATGATACAAAAAACATATCGGCGGAAGACACATCTGGAGTTGCAGAATTACCCAGAACTGGTATGGAAATACTTGCCAAGTTACCTGAGGTATTACCGGCTATGCTAGGGCTCTGTGAATCCGCTACATTTGCGGACATCATGTTGTTAGACGATGATCCATTTATAGAAACTCCAGTGGCTCCAGAACTGCTTCCCCAAACATTTCCCACCATAGTCGAGTATGTTTGGTACCCTCCCTGTAGAAAATAGCTGCCACCTAACAGTATGTTACCATTTATTGTTAAGTACCTAGGCCCTGAAGATCCTATAGTCCCAGCACCAACTTTAATGGCAGCATTACCTGTGTACGAGGATCTCATATCAAATACATTGGCATTGATGATATTTGCAACTGGTCCATTGGTATCAAACCCTATATCAACATCAGAGGGATCAAGTTGAATGCAATACCCCAATGTAGCATTATTACGTGTTTTGAATTGATTACCGGTGATAGTACCTAATGCGCCTATGAAATATATCAATGTATTATTTAGAGAGCCCAGTCTTATCTCGAAAGTATTGCCGCTGATATAGTCATATTGATATAAGGCGGGAGCTACTGGAAGAGATCCCTTAATTTGTTTTCTATGGAGCTGAGTATCTATTAGAGTATTACCTATAAATCTCATCTTATTTGCGCCAGTAAAAACGTCCACGTGTGCTAACGAATTAGTATTATTATTTCTTATGTAATTGTTAGATATATGAGCGTCGGAGATGCCTCCGGTGATTTTTATAATAGCCTTCCCAAGGCCATCTGGAGCATACACATCGAAATAGTTATCCTCTAGATAAACCGGTCCAGCGTTATCATCCGTAGTTCCCCTTTCTGCATATAGATAGGCTGGAGCTATACTAATACTTGAGTCATGTTGCCAGTTATTACGGTACACTCTAGCAAGAGTCGTAAGACCATAACATTCTATCTTGGATGCGCCTAACACATTGTCAAATATGCGTAGATCAGAAATAGGGTAAGCGTTCAGAGCCCCATAAGCAGTGCTTCCAGCTAAGTTATCCCCGTTCCAGAAAAATTGTCTACCAGTTAAAGTAGGGTTAGATACCCATTGTATATTGTGGAAGCCATGTATCCACAACATGTCTAAGGGAACTAATACATTAAAAATACCGGAGTCTCTCCCTAGCAAAGACGCCCCTTCACCCCGTATATCACAGTTCCCTTTGATATTAAGAACCCCTACTTTAAATGTACAGCCTGGGTTAAAGATAAGCGTGGCAGGTAGGGAATCCAAAGCTGCCTGGACAGCAGCAGTATCGTCGGTGACTCCGTCCCCTTTGGCCCCAAAGTCCTTTACACTAATGTAATCATTTAGTTTATCGTTAAGAGCTCTCTCTACAATGCCTGCTGGAATAGGCTTATA